GTGTTCGTTTCCAACATACTCTTCTAGTGTTTTAGAACGGTAACGTTCAACTAATAATCCGTGGTCTTTATTCATAACGTAAATATACGAAATTGTTTTATAATATCCAAATTATATTCCCTGTTGGAACTCTCCATATAAAGAAAATGTTTTAGGTTCTTCTATTCTTATTTCTTCTTCTGAGGTTTTAATAGCATATAGTTTACTATTTAAAGGAGCTAATCTGTATTCACCTTTAAATTTTGTTTGATGGTGAAACGCCTCTAAGGTATCAGTTAGTGTTTTAAATACTTCTTTTTTAGGATCACCAACAAGCACCCACTGATCTCCAGGGGGTACTCTTTTGGCAATTAGTTCATTATGTTCAACTGTTTTAGTACTCATTAGAACATTCCGTTTAATTGTGGTTGATTATTTTCTGATTCTTCTTCTACAACAACACATTCTGTTAATAATACAGTACCAGCTACAGCAGCTGCATTTTCTAATGCTGTTCTTGTTACTTTAAGTGGATCAATTATTCCATTTTCTTTAAAATCTACCATTTTATCTTGTTTAATATCATATCCAGCCCAATCATCACCATCTAATTCTTTTGTAAGAGAATCTATTGTTGTGTTATTGTACCCAGCATTTGATAGTATTTGTTGAAATGGTTTTGCACACGCATTATATACAATTTCAGATCCTATACTTGTTGTAAAGTTACCTAATACTTTTCTTGATTTGTATAATGCTACCCCACCACCTGGAATTATTCCTTCACTTAAAGCCGCTTGGGTTGCATTTAAAGCATCATCAACTCTATCTTTTTTCTCATTCATTTCGGTTTCGTTAAATCCACCTACATGAATAATAGAAACTCCACCTACCATTTTAGCTAAACGGTTTTGTAATTGTTCAGTTTCAAAAGGTGAGTTAGAAGTATCGATTTGACTTTGAAGACTATCTACTCTAGAATTAATTTCTTTTTCTCCACCTTTACCATCAACTATTGTTGTTTTTGATTTTGATACAGTTACAGCACGAGCCTCTCCAAACCAATCCCAACTAAACTTATCTAATTTCATTCCTTTATCTTTATCAAATACTACACCATTAGTTAATGTTGCAATATCTTCTAAAACTAATTTTCTTCTATCCCCAAAATCAGGAGCTTTTATAGCACATACTTTTAATGTACCTCTAGCTTTATTTACAATTAAAGTAGCTAAGGCTTCATTATCAATATCCTCAGCAATTATAAGTAATGATTTATCAGTAGCTGATACTTGCTCCAGAATTGGTAATAATTCCTTTACTTGAGTAAATTTATGATCCGCAATTAAAATATAAGCATCCTTTAAAAGACAAGTCATACTATCATTATCAGTAACAAAAAAATGAGATTTATAACCTCTATCTAATTGCATACCTTCAACTGTTTCTAAATAAGTTTCTCCAGATTTAGACTCTTCAATGTGGACTATCCCATCTCTACCTACTTTTTTCATAGCAGATGCAATTAATTTTCCAACTTCAGGGTCATTATTAGCTGATAAAGTTGCTACTTGTTCCAATTGATCTTCAGATGAAATATCTTCACTAATATTTTTTAATTCATCAATAATTTGTTTAACTGATTTATCAATATCTCTTTTAATTTGGACTGCATTTTTACCTTCATTTAAAGCCGATAATCCTCCATGAATCATCTCTCTAGCTAATAAAGTTGAAGTTGTTGTACCATCCCCGGCTTTATCTGCTGTTTTAATTGCTGCTTGTTTTACTAATTTCACTCCTGTTTCTTCAACAGGATCTTTTAAGCTTATACTTTTAGCTACTGTAACTCCATCTTTTGTGGATTTTACACTTTCATTTGGGGTTGATATTACAGCATTTCTACCGTTTGGTCCTAAAGTACAAACGACAGAGTCTGCTAGGATATCAATTCCTTTAACTAATTTTGCTCTGCCTTTTTCTCCTAATTCAATAATTTTTGACATATTTTTTTTTTAAAATGGTAAATCTTTTTCTTCTTCTTCTTTAGCAATTATTGCTAAAATTTGATTTTCAGGTCCTATGTGGTATTCTTCACCTTCAAAGTTTAATTTCGTAAACCCCATTGTGGGTAATACTACAGTATCTCCTTCTTTTACTTGGGTAGGGACAAAATGACCCATTTGAGTTGTTAAACCTGGTCCAACTGCTATAACTTCTCCTTGTTGGTTTTTTTCATTTCCAAGATCAGGAACTACAATATTTCCAAATGTTTCTTCTTCGGATTCTATTGGTTTTACTACAACAGCATTAAATAGTGCTTTTAATTTCATAACGTATTTATTTTTGGGTTAATATAATAAAAAAAATTCAATAAAACAAGCTTAGGATGACTTCTTTTATTTTATTGTGATTGTTTTTGTGGTGGTTGTTTCTTCAGAAAAAGGGACTGATATTATTAGTAATCCATTTTCCATCTTAGCATCGGCTTTTGATAAATTAAATCGATTAATTACTTTATAACCAAAATTAAATGAACGTTTAGCAATACCTGAATAATAATATTCTCGGTTTGGTGGTTGTTCATTTTTGTTAATATAACTAATTCTTAAAACGTCTCCTTCAATAGCTAAATTAATATCCTTTTTAGTTAACCCAGTACAAGCTAGTTCTAAATGAAGTCCTTTAGGATCTTCATAAACATCTACTGGATGTTTGAGTTTTACTGTTGTTAGAGGGTTAAATGGGGTTTCGGCTTCAAAAAAGTTTCTGACAAGAATGTCAAAAGGGGTGTGTAATCGTCTGGCTAGACCAGGGTCTATTTCTCGTAATAGTGTCATAATTCTAAAATTTATGTTTTTAATATAATACTCGGCTCCCAATTTGGTGAGCTGTTTGTGCATCCTAAGCTTGCATCAATACATATATAAGAAGAAAGGAAAATCAATAAATTATCTTTAAAATTCATCTTCTACTTTTCTTACAATAAAATATTCACTAGTAGTATTTTCAGAAGTAAAATTAAGTTTCATTAATCCCGTACTAGTTAAATGGATTTCTCCAATATCCATATCTTTATTAGCGTACAATATAGATTTAAATAATTCTGAGTTAAATGGCATTTTAACCCCCAGTTCTGTTATCTCACCTGGTAATTGGTAAGTAATTTTACTGTCAAATTCTTTAACATCCCCAAATACAAATCTACATACGTTATCCCCATCATCATTCGTAACAGTTTCTACAAACATATTATCTTCTTCTCTTAATGCATTCTTAGCTTTAATTAAATTTTCTAGATCCTCTACTTCTAATGGTATTCTATTTTCCCATTTAGGGATATTAACTGTACCTACTTTATCAATTAATAAAGGATCTCCTAACCTATATGTTAGATTAAAATTTGGATCTGATATTTTTAGCTTTGTTGGGATTAAATGGTTTTTTTCTAATTCTACTATTAAATCCCCATTAGTAATAGAAATTAAATTTTGCAATTTTTTAGTATCAAAAATAGATAAATCACAATTTTCTAATTCAAATTCAGTATGTTCAACACTCCCAATAACTTCTTTTGAAGGATCCATAAAATCAATTAGTACTGTATTATTTTTAATACTCCAATTAACTGATTGTACTATACCTAAATGGTATTTATTTATAATACTTTGTAAAACTAATTTATTTATCATAAGTTAAAAAATGTTTGTTGGTAAGGGTTTAAATTTAATGACCATTCTAAATCACTATAAAAACCTTCTAATTTATTTAATAATACACTTTCAAAAATTTTCTTTCTATCTGCATATTCCTCAATGAATGTACGCATTTTATCTGGGTAATCCCACTCTAAAAGGGCAATTGCTTCAATATTATATGGGTTTGTTTTTAAATAAATCCATTTAATTTTATCCCCTTGAGCTATTTCACTATGTACCCTATGTAGATTCCAAAATCTTAATAAATCATTGTAAATAATAGTAGCCTTAACCGCAGCAGGGGCGCCTTTACCTATTTTAGAAAATATTTCTCCCGATCTCGCTTTACGTTCAGTATATTTATTTAACTTTTTTACTGATGTAGGGTTAGCTAAATCTGATAAAGGGATAGTTCCATCTAATATATCGGTTCTAAATTTCTTTACTTTAGCATCTAGTATCTCCTTATCAACCCCCTCTAAAGAACTTAAAACTAATTCTTTAAAAAATTTACCAAATTTAGGTGGGAAGTTAGCTTTTTTAAATTCTAAACCTTTAATATCAAATTTATTAGTTTTAATGCCTTCTTCTCTAGTAATGTATTGTGTATACCTTCTAGTAGCCCTAATATAACCTGATCTTAATACACATTCATTTTTAAAGTCAATTCTTTGATTTTCAGGATTATGTTGATTAAATGATTGTTTAGTTATTTGTTTTAAAATTGGACCTACCATAGTTTGACTTGCAATAGCTAACTTTTCTGTTAAATCATCCTTCTCCTCATTTGACATTTTATCAAAATTAGGGTGGAGTTTCTTTAATAAAGGTTCTGCATGGAAATAATTACTATCAGTATCTATATAGACACAATAATTATTTTTTTCTTTATCACATACAAATTCAGGTGTATCCTCTAAGTGCTTCATTTAATTGAATTGTATAAGTTGTACTTTAAAATTAATTCCATTGGTCTGGGTTGTGGGGTTTTGCTGGTTTTTCCCATTCACCTTTACTATTTCTTAATTGTTTTTCTGATTTCTTTATATCAAATACATAATTTCTAACTTTAAGCTTCCCTCCTTGCTTTAGCATTTTTCTAAAATGAAGTTCTTCTTTTTCATTAAAGTCTTCTGCTATTTTTAAAATTTCTTCTTTAGTCATTTGAACATCATTTAAATAAATAGTATGTTCTTTTCTTATTGATTGTTTACTTAACATAATTCTAATTTTATTTTATCTTCCATTACATCATTAAAATAATCATTTATGGCTTTAGCTGAGTCTTGGATTAATCTTTGACCTGTTAAAGTAATTGATTCTGCTAATAGAATATTTCCATATCTAAAAGCACCAAGAGCAGTAGCACCATATAAACTATTTAATAAAATCTTCATTGTATATTGCTTCATATGAAGTTGAGCTGCTAATTCTTTATTACCTGATTTTTTAGCTTCTTTCATTTGGTTTTTATACATAACCCTTTCATTAAACCATTTTTTTAGAATAGTTGATAATACTGATTCAGTTTTAGAACTAAACATAACACCATTTGCTGATATAGTCCATTTATTCTTTTCAATATGATGTATTAAATCCTTAACTTTTAAGGGACGAGTTATCCCATCCTTATTGTTTTTATAACTAATAATACTTAATTCTTTATTTGAATCCATTTGTTTTAAATCTGATAAGGCGTATCTACAATTCCAAACTTCTTTACCTTCATAATTAACCTTTTTTTCATTAAAGGGTAAATCAACTCTACCTACCATAGTTTCATTTCCTATATTTACAGTCATTATGATAGTAGGATATAGTGAAGTGAAATCTAAATCAAACATATTATTATATATTCCTGCTTTAGGGCAAAATAAATAACCACCTGCATATGAAGGTTTATTACCATTTGGATCCCTTGAAGGCATTTTACCTTTTTTAGGTGGGATTATTCCTTTACCTAATAAGTAAGCAGATATAGCACCATCTTGTGTTTTAGTATTTGCATATACTTCCTCATAATTATGTTTACCCTTATGAGATAGATTTTTTACTAAAGAAATATATTCTAACTTTTTATTAAGTTCAACTAATATTTCAACATCACGAAAATTGTATTGAATAAACTTATCAATGTCAGTTTCATATAATCTATCTAAATTTCCTTCATAATCAACTTTCCCGAGTTTAACGTATTTTTCTCCTATAGCCTGCAGACGCATTGAAGGTTCATCGGCCCACGAAAATTTAATGTGTAAACGCATATAATCCAATGATTGTACACCACATATCTGTAAGTATTGTCCTCCTCTTTCAGTTATTAACCAAGGTGTTTCTCTAATATACCCAATTGGTGAGAAATATTTAGTAATATCTTTACCTAAAATTTTATTACATCTATGAACTAAATAAGGAATATCAAAATAATCACTATTCCAACCTACTATAATATCAGGTTCAATTTCATTCCATTTAGTTATAAACTTACTAAGTAATTCTTTTTCATCACTACAAGATGTGATGATTTTATTTTTAAATTTTTTACTTGATATCTTATTATCTGGGTCTAAAATAAGACAACCCCATTCATCCCCCATATCATCGTAATAGGCAATAGATGTTACTTTTTTAGGAGCAGACCTAATATATTCAGGTGTTAAGGCATCCCCCATTTCAGTTTCAATATCAAAGTATAATATTTTATGAGTAGTAGATGTTTCATCATTAGTACCATATTTTTCAATTAAGAATTTTTGGTAAGGAGGCATATCATGAAAATGAATACCCTCAGATTCATTATTCCAATCAAGAGTCTTCATTAAAGGTTCATTTTTTAACCCTATATGTGTTGCCTTTGATTCATCACATTCTTTATAAGCATGGTTCCTCCAATTTTCAATTTTTTCATGGCCCTCATCTGTCCATAAATCAATATTAAAAGAATTAAAACCTGATTTTCTTGCAAAACATTTTTTAAACATTATCTAATTCCTTTTGTGTAAAGAATTTAGTTAAATTAGGCCTAAAGTAATTTATTGATTTCATTACTTTACGATCTCTTGTTCTATAAACAACAAATCTAGTTCCTACCTGTTCAAAATGACATGGCTCAGCTTGTTCTTTAGCACGGAGGGTGACAGTTTCCATTGCTTCTTTCTCAGTGAGGCAAGACTTAGACATATTTGATTCTTGTACTTCTTGATAGGCTGGCCATATCTTATCCTTAAGGCCATGTAACATGGTGCCGTTCCCAAGGGAAACATAAGCAATATCACACAAAGCATCCAAAACTTCCACGATGTCTCCGTTTTCGCAAGCTTGTCTATATTCTTCCAATTCTTCAAGTATAAAGTCGTATACGAATTGCCATTCTTTTTTTTCCGGTATTGTTGGTTCATAATTATTAGGTTTACCAAACGTTCTATTGAATTCTTCTACTTCGTTTACAAAATCAACATCCGTTTGCATTTCAGGATAGAAATCTAATTGTGTTTGATTGACATCCATTCCTGTTAGTTCCTTATAGTAAGGATTTATTTCCCCAGTTTGGGGATCATATTTAGGTACCTGATATACTGTATCTTTAGTTTGTCGGTACTCATCTAGTGATCTATTTCTATTCATAACTTATATATTATGCCCTCCGTTGTTAATCTTTAGGCTGTCAAAAAATTCTTTTCTAGCTAAATTGTCATTTTCTCTAAACACACCTGAAGCTTTAGTTGTAACCATTGCTGCTCCTTGATGTTTAACTCCTCTACAGCTAACACAATTATGTGTTCCTACTATAGTAACAATAACACCTCTATTACCTTCTGTAATCTTATCTACAGCATTGTGTATTGCTGATGTTAATTGTTCTTGTATTGCTCCTCTTCTACCAAATAATTCAACTATTCTGTTTAGTTTTGATAATCCAATTACTTGTCCTTTATCTCCTGCAATATAACCAATATGAACTACACCTCCTATTGTTTGGTGGTGATGTGAACACATAGATGTTAAAGGAATATTTCTTTCTATAATAATACCATCATAACCATCAGATGGAAATGAAGTTATTGGAGACATTTGATTATATCTACCTGCCCATAAATCGTTTACATATGCTTTAGCTACACGTTTTGGGGTTTCCATTGAATTTGGATCATTTCTCCAATCACATTTCAAAGCATCTAAAAATTCACCATAAGCTTTAGTAGCTTTTTGTATCATTTCATCTTTATCTTCTTGTTTTAAAGGGAATCCAGGTGCAACTCCATTTGCAAAGCCTTCTTGCACTACTTCTAACTCTTCGTGAATTTTTCTTCGTTTGTTTTCCATATTTTTAATTTTTTTAAGTGGTGTTTTATTCACTTTCGTATTAAATATACGATAATTTTTTAATATTTCCAAATTAACTTTGTCTATAATCTAAAATAAATCCTATTAATACTATAAGATTCATTCCTATTGATGCTCCTATTTCATGCAAATCATTATATACATTTGTTGATAAGTGGATATGTCCTACTATCCAAAAAGGTATAGCTAGATTTTGACTTATCCATATTAAGGTAAACTTAATAAATTTACTCATTTTAATTTTAATATTACGTTTACTGTTGAATACATTATACCTCCAAGTATTGCAACAGCAAATATTATTTGATTTGGTATTTCACCTCTTGTTGCTAGTACAAAACCACTTAAAAATATTAGTTTTAAAAATAAACTAGCATATACTATTGAATAACCTATATTATTAAACTTTTTGAATAGTTTCATTAATAGGTTTGTTAACACAACCAAAAACGTTGATCCTGCTAAACCGTAAGCTAATGATATAACCATTAATCTTCTACGAATTCTACGTCTCCATAATCATCAATTGGTTTATCTCTTACTAGGTCCCAATCTGCATCATCTATGACTTCTTGTTGGAGATCTTCATCACCTGTTTTCCATTTTGCTAATTCTTCTTCTGTTAACACATATTCTTCCCATCTGAAGTTTGCGTAATTTACTGTTCTTGTTAATTTTGCCATAACTATATTTCTTTTATATCTAACTTTCTAATTAAATCTACCCTACCTGGGTATTTGTTTTGAAATCTTCTAATTTTACCAAAGGTTAAATCAGAAATAATCCTTGAGATACCACTGATGGGTATTCCATAATTATTATAATTTGTAATTGAAATTTTGTATTTAGTTTTCATAACCGTTTTGGTGGAAATATACGAAAAATAAGTGAATAATACACGTTATTTTTTAATTACTTAACGCTCTCACCTGAAGTACTGTGTCAATCATTTCTAACTGATCTTCACATTCTATTAATTTAAGGAAATCATAATTTATATTTGATAACCCCATTTGGACTTGTTTAGATTGTTCGAGTTTGATTAGTTTAAATGCATCTAAACGATTTAGCATACAAAGATATTTTTCTTGTTTTAAACTTAATCTCATTTACCCTTAGAATCTTTTAATAATTCAACTAAAATTTTTAAATCAGATTTAACTTCAGCTAAACTAACTTTAACATCCTCCATGTTTTTAGCCATTACTTCATGTCTTCTTCCAAATTCATTTTTAACTTCCCTAATACTAAAAAAGAAAAATTTATATAAAGCATATAAAGCTCCTACTGCTATGACTAAAGATAGTCCAAACTCTCTAATAAGATCTAATACTTCTTCCATTACCATTTACGTTTTTTCGGAACTTCTTTAATAATTACAGTTGGCTTTCGTTTTTTTAATAATTCCATTTGCCTATTTAATTCTGCAAATTTATCATCTTTTTCAGTACCATCTTTAAGCATTGTAGATGTTATTTTAACTTCTTCTCTTAATAAATCCTGAGATTCTTCTAAAATTTCTACTCTTTCTTCTAAATTTATAATCATCTTCTCATTCCACTCTTCTCTAAGGTCATACTCTAACCTTTCAATTGCGGCTTTAGGTTCTGATTTAGCAATTTCTATATCAGCTTGTAATGTATAATACATTCCTACAAATGTAGATGTAATCATTACTATTGCTATTATTGTTTTTAAATCTACTTTGATTTCTGTGTTTTCTCCTATTTTCATCTTCTCTTTTTATGTTAAACGTGTAACATAACTCTTATTCGATGATAAATATATAAATGAAAATTTTAGATCATAAATTTAAATATTTACCTTGTAATCTTGTATAGCTTTTGAATCTTCTCTCTCCCAGGGGTATTCTATCCAGTTTGAATTATCCCATTTTTTAGCATATAAAGTAGGTTTAAAACATGAAGTATGGGGTTTATAATGTAAAACTGCTGTTTTAAGGTTAAAAGGATAAGAATATAATGTTTGATATTTATTTACTAATTTGTCTAAGGTTTCTCCGCTATCACAAATATCATCAACTATTAAAGTATTGGGGCCAATATCTCCTTTAGTCATAGGCATTCCTAATTTATGAGATAACATTACAGCTGGTATTAAACCACCTCTTTGTAAACCATATATATTTTCAAATTTATCATCACTAACTTCAATCCGATATGATAGTCTGGATATTAGCTTATCTATTTGGTCCCAATCTATTATTATTTTTTTCATTTTATTAAATATTCTATCCAGTTTGTACCTGTTGTATTTTTATTAGGAAATTCAAATACTTTGGTTATATCTCCCATTATTATTGTTTTTTTAAAACCACTAGGTATAGTAGCTCCACCTTTTACTTTCTTTAAGTTACCTTCAAATAAAACATCTACCCTTACCTTAACTTCTTGTTCAAAAAAGTTAGCTAAACTTCTTTCAAATGATTCTAATCTTGCCCATTGTCCTCTATTTAATCCTTCATGTTGTAAAGCTGAATTTAAATATGAAAACGTTTTAAGTAATGTTTCTTTATCACAGTTAAATGCTGCCGCAGGTGCTAAATGACCTTTATCATAGATGTTATCTTTATAATCTGCATCATCTGATGTTTTTATTCCTTTAGGGGTCCAAAAATTCATACCTGTTCTTTCAGCATGTCCATTTGGACATTGTATTGTATATTCTAACCATAGGGGTTGTTCATATTTTTCAGAATAATTAACTGTAAAAATATCTGTTTTTATAATTTGACTATAAGTTATAATACTACTAAGGATTAAAACTAATGTTATTTTTATTTTACGCATTTTGTATGTATTCTTCTAATTTTTCTATTAAATCTAATACTTCATCTGGTTCCATAGTTATAGCACAGCATGTATTAACATTTTCTTTTACTTCTTCTAATATTTCTAATGCTTCTTCTTTAGACACCTCTTTCTGTATCAAATGCAATGATGTGGTCTCTGCCTGTCATATTATATCCCTTTTCAGCACACAATTCAAATACTAAAGGATACATTTTTACTAATGTTTCTCTTGTATCCCCAGCAGGCATTATATAAGTTTTATCTTTGGGTATTTCCATATCTACCCTAAATGCCTCAATTTCTTTTAGATTTTCATCTGTACCATCCCATACGGGTTTGAAGTGATAATCTTTATGGTATGCAATTGTTTTACTAATAGCTTCTTTATTTAATCTAAGTCTATTATGCACTTTAATCATTCGTTCATCGGCGACAGCCCCATTAGGTGTAACAGCGCCAAGTACAGGCACACTATTACTAAATTTAGGACTAAGGCTAATAAGATCCAAAGGATGGTCTGTTTCAAGAAAATGAGAACCTTCTGTCTCAATTGTAACCAAAATGTTTCTTTCATTTGCAAAATGTGTTATTTCATTTACTAAAGCAGGATGCATTGTAGGCGAACCACCAGTAAGCATCATTTCTTTTACATGGGGGTTGTCATCATATATTTTAATAATATCATTAAAGGTAAATGTACCTTTTTCTGGGTGTATACTTGTATACCAAGAATCACACCAACCCCCATCTCCAAAATAACATCTATGAGTACATCCTGTAGTTCTAACCGCAATAGTTGGTCTACCAAATCTGCTACCTTCACTTTGAACACATCTGTATAATTCTAATACTGGTAACACTTTGTTATAATCTTCTATTCTTTTCATTTATTTTTCATTTATTATTTACTGTACTCCGTAGGGGAATCGAACCCCTGTTTTATGGATGAAAACCATATGTCCTAACCCCTAGACGAACGGAGCATTAATGGAGAATATCGGAGTCGAACCGATGACCTCCTGCGTGCAAGGCAAGCGCTCTAGCCAGCTGAGCTAATCCCCCTTTGGTTTTATCGTTATCGGGGAAGGATTCGAACCTCCGTTCATGGTACCAAAAACCATTGTCCTGCCTCTAGACGACCCGATAATAAAATTATTCACAATAATAAGCTGCGTTTTTACCGTGTTCCATAAACTTAACTTTAGTAACTCTTACTCTACCTTCAGTTTCTGTATGGACAAAGTCATTTAACTTATTAAATATAAACTCTGAAAATTTTTCTGCTCCTGTAGCTGGTATTACTCTTAATTGAATTACTCCTATCCCATCCATTGTTTTCCAACCACCCATTCCAGGATCATCTTCTGCTATTATAACAGTATGGTCAAACATATAATCCATCCATTCTTTAGGTTGTTTACCTTCTATAAGTGTTTTAGCTCTTTTCATACCACCAAAATCCCATACCCAATTTTTTTCATCTAATTCACCTTCAAAATATACTTTAAATGAAATACCATACCCATGTAAAAATTTACAGTGTGTATCTTCTGCCTTCCATTGACGGAATACTGTACTAAATCCGTCAAAAACTTTACTTGATTGAAATTTACCCATTATACCAGTCTTTTAATTGTTGAAGTGATTTTCCACCACCTTGTATTCTTTTTATTTCATTTCCATCTAAATCAGTTATGACTAAAGTTGGAACAGATTTTATAGCATATTGTGTAACTAAAGTAGCTTCATAATCTGTATTTATTTTTTTAATAGGAACCCCACTATTTTCTAATTGTTCCATTTTAGGTCCTAATTGTTTACAAGGTCCACACCATGGAGCTGTAAAATATAATATTCCTTTTTTAACTTGTACTTTCATTTTTACTTATTTTATTTTAAACTAATTCTTCTACTATACCTATTGCTTCACTAGCTACTAAAATAAGCATAGCAGTTACTAAACTAAATGGTATAAAACAATAACCTAATATTCTTATACTTGATTTAATAAAACTTACTAATTGATGTTTTTTTGCGTCTGGTTGTTTCATATTACATATTATTTACCATATCAATGGTATCATTCATATTAGGATTATTTGCATACTCATCCAATAATTTTTGAACATGAGATTTTGCAATTTCATAACCTACAACTCCTGTTTCATCAGCATATACCACAGGGTCAGGTCTTCCTAATTTTAAAAATGCTTCTATTCTTTCTACTGATGATGCCGATTTGTAATCTGAATACCAATTTCCTCCTCCAGTATCAGACCAAGGGTGAGGTATAAAAACAGGTTTGTATGATGTATTTGTTCTTTTATAAACTTCATCAAAATCAATTCCTAATTCTTTACAACATACTTCTCCATCTTTTAAAATATCAAATTTATCTCCATCTAAATAAGGTGTGTATAATCCTACTCTTTGAGCATCCCAATTACCTTCAGCAAATGCTTTATAATCCGCATCTCTAAATTCTTGTCTACAATCAGGGTAAATTGCATGATCCCCAGCATGTATACCCATTGCTATTTTTACCGATGATTCTGTTTTATTAGCGATTGATAACGCTACAGATTGTATTAGTGATGAGAATATTTTATTTCTATTAGGCACTACTGTTGCTTTCATATTATCTTCTTCATAATGTCCTTCGGGCACATCATCCCCACCTTCTACTAAAGCTGAATCTAATAATGATGTTAAACCATCTAATTTAATAGATTGATATGTGATATCTTGACCATTATCATTTAAATAATCTACTAATTGTTGTGCTCTTTCTAATTCAACTCTATGTTTTTGACCATAATCAAAACTTAGAGCTGTTACTTTATAATCGTTTGCTAATAAGTGAAGTAATAGTGTACTACTATCCATCCCACCACTTAAACTTAATACTGCTTGTTTCATGTTTTTGGTATAAATGTTTTAAATAATTGTATATTGTAAATTGCTGTTTCCCAATGCTCAGCTTCTCCTTTAAATTTATCTACCTTAGTAGATATTTTGTTATTTAACCCCCAGGGTTCATATTTTATTCCTGATAAACCATGTATAACTGGGTTTGATGTATCTATTGTTTTTATAAATGGCATATTTTTATACCATTTAAATTCCTGGGGTATATTGCAACCTAATAAATGTATTCTGTCTGATTTTGATATTGTATTATCCTCATATAATTCTTTTATAAAATTATACCGGCCATGGGCTTTAGTTACTGTTATATTTTCTGTGGTTTTAGAAGTAGATTTTCCATTTTCATAATACCAATCAGCTCCATAACTAAATGCTATTTTTTGATATCCTTGATGTTTTAATATATCATAACATTCTCTGGATTCATTTTTATTTTTACCTTGTACTACAGCCATAGGAGTAGTATTTTCAGGATATATTTTATTAATCCATTCTTTAGCTGATACTAACGTTGCTGTTTTATCTTGCCAATAATCAGGTACTATAAACTCATCTGGTTTGAAATAATATAGCCAATGTGCCAAACGTTCTTTATCATATGGATGTCCTAACTCATGTAAGGAGTTATCCATAATAATATACCGCCCCATTTCTTTAGATTCTTGAAAATATTTTACATAATCTTCATTTTCATCTAACATATGGGGGAGACAATAATCATAATCAATTAATCCCCTAACTTGTTTCATATAGGGTATTGGTGCTTCGTGTGATACTTTCATATAACTTTTCTTGGTCTTCCTCTTGTTTCTAATCGTTTGTGTCTTGCTCCAAACTTATCTTTACAGTAATGATAATAATCCTCTAGCGTACCTCCAAATTCTTCTATTCCTTCTCTTACTTGTTTACGAGTCATTCTAATAGAAAGAGGAAATTCTTTATATATGCTATTGAGTTTTTCTTGTTCGTCTTTTTCAAAGTCAGCCCATAAACGTTGTCTTCGGGCACCATGGATTGAAGTTTTTTCCTTATATTTAACTGAGTCAGGCCAGACCTCATTATGAATTTCATCCATTTCCATTTCTGTATATTTTGCCTGCCAAAAATAATGTGAAAAATCAAAGTCCCCATTTTGAATTTTATCTAATAAATCTGAATTTTTATGAAGGGGTTTATTTGGTGAATCAAATCGTCTCCACCATCTAAATTGGTTATAATTAAGTGGTTGTAATTTTGATATCTCTTGTGTAACGTGTTCTTTGTCTATGTTGAAAATGTATTGGGTTCTCAATTTATCCATGTAGTAAATATACGAACCCTTATTTAGGAAGCCAAATATTTTTAATAAAGAATTGTTAAATCATCATCTTTATCGTTGTCTTTTTTAAGAGATTCAATTTGGGATTTTAAAGATTTTATTGAGTTAGGACCTACCCTTTTTGTTTTTGGTGTATTTGATAAACGTTGTTTTAATTCTTTTAATTTTTGATTAATAGAAGATTCAGTAGAAGAAGGAGGTGTTGGGGCTTTAACCCTCTCGGCTTTTCTCTCTTCCTGTTTTTCTTCTACTTCCTCTTCAAGAAAATCTTCAGTATCAGATATAGGGGAAGCTATAGCATCTTTAAATATTAAATCTGATTTTGTGTCTGTGGGTTTTTGTCTTATTTTTACAATCTCACCATATATATTTTGTTTTTTATTATTATTTAATCTTGCAAATGCAAAATTAGCAGCTATTACTAATGCTATAGCTAAAGGATCAAATACAAATATTATTGTTAATAAAAGATAATTTATAATTTTATCCATGGGTAAACCTGTTAACCCTGATAGATATTTAAGCGGCCCCAGTTCACTTGTAGAACCATCTCCTATTCTAGTTTCTACTATTTCAGTTTCATATTTAAATATTTTTTCATTTAAAACATCTACTTTAGCATTTATTTCTGTTTGTCTGATTATAGCTTGGTCTAGTTGCTTTTCTAATGCTTTTCTAGTTCTACTCGATGTTGAAGTAATAATTTGACCTGTTTCTTTATCTCTCCACTGTATTTTATTATTAGATAGTCCTTTCCTAAGTTCTGATACTGCTTCATTTATAGATGACTTTTCTCCAGTATAAACCTCTAATTGGTCCTTGATATTATCTCTTTTAGTTTCTATTAATACTATGCGAGATTCTGCATTACCCTCTTTATTTGCCGTCGTTTGGTATGCTGCCGATAGGAAGCCGTAAATACCCATTGAAGTTATTAGTATCAGCACAACACACGCCACTGATAAATAGGATTTTAGTAAAAATGGTAAGGTTTTACGGTATTGATAAAGTAAAGATGCTATTACTAATTTAGCAACTTCTAATGAAGCAGACATTACTATAACTGCAAAAGCTGCCCCAGCAAATAATTTTGATAATCCACTAATTGAATAAAAAGCAGCTGAAGCTGATACTGATAAAGCCGATAGAGCTATTAAGAACGGGAATGCTCTTTCTTGTATTTTTTTAAACATAATATAAAATTTAATTTCTTAAACCCTTATGCTTATCTATTTTGTCTAATATTTTATTTAAAAGATCTATTTTTATAAATCCAGCCATAGAAGCATTTTTAAGGGCGCTAATAATTTGAAACAACAGGAAAGGTACAACCACAGTTTCACTAAGCCAAGCTGTCCCTGCAAATGACTTTTCTACGGTTAATATTACTCCTAAAAGAACCCACCATATTACTACAGTTCTTAAAACGCTTAAAGCCTTATATGTTTTAAATCCTTCTCTTTTAATTCCCGCCATTATACCAAAAACACCATCTAGTAGAACTACACAGGCAATTGATAAAAACTGATCGGCATTATCTAAAGTTAAATCTAAAAAATAAGAACCTATAAAAGAAAGTAATGCAGATGTTGATAGAATTATCGTAGAGGTTTTCATATTTATTAAAAATTTTTTAACATATTAACAAGTTCTTCTTGAGGAAAGCAATCAAATTTATCTTTTCTTACTGATGTATGTGACCATAACCCAAATTGTTTTGCATTATATGCGTCTTCATTAAACTCAAATGCTTCTTTTGGGTGAACTCCTTCTTTTAACATTTTAGGAATACCATTTTCTAGGTCCATCTTTGGGTAAATGTCTTTTAAATGTAAAATAAGCAATCTTAAACTTTCTATTTGCTTATCTGAGTAAGCATGCCAGTATTGGTGACCTCTAAATTTATATCCTAAATCACAAACATATTCTGGTTGGACTTCGGTATTGACATAAGTATAGTATTTATCTCCTTTTTTAGTTAAATATCCAAAATTGTTTAATTCTACACCTCCCGAAAATTTTGAAATAGCAAATCCACCTACTTTACCTAAATGCCATCCTAAATAATTATTTGGAAAACATTCAACTACTACACCATTATTAGGTGCATCTTTTCCTTTTACATTAGTACCACCAATACAATATTGTGTAGCTACTCTACCTCTTGTATCTCGGTTCCAACTATTAATAGTGTTATAGGGATTATCCCAACCAGCTGTATGATGAATAAAAAATCCTAATGGTTCTATTTTACCATAGTCTCTTACAAATTCATCTCCATCTAAATAAGCTCTATCTATTTCTAAACCACCTTTAGTTGTATATTTACCTAAACGTTCTAGTTTATCATCTTTATCAATTGCAGCATCCCATCTTGATTCATCAGTATCTAAACCTAGCATTTCCCAAGTTCCTCTACCTACTATACCATCAACGGTTAAGTCATTTTCTTTTTGGAATTCTTTTACTGCTGCTTCTGTACCAGAGCCAAATATACCATCAGTTGCTAGTCCTAAGGCCTCTTGCAAGTCTTTAACATCTGGGCCTTTTGATCCTTTTTTTAATAACATTAATTGTCTTTTTTACCGAAAATTTTTCCTGCTTCTGCTATACCAAAACTACCTAATGTTATTATAACAAAAGAGTTATAGATATATTCTTGTACGTGAAGTTCCTTTCCATATATTCCTGTTATAATATCTACTAAAGCAAATATTACCATCATAGCGAATGCAGCAAACCCAACAACATTTTTTTCATTAATATCGTTGTCATCTTTAAACATATCTCTAAAAGCCATAAGTTTTTGTTTTATATAATTTATAATCTTCATAAAACTTTATTTTTTTTAATAACTATTAACTTAAAAATTAATTATTTTTTCTTAGGTCTGCCTCTTCGTTTTTTACCTTTAGCAGCATCTATAACATCTTCAGCTTGATCAACAAGTTCAGATACAGAATCTTTAACGTCTTGAAATTCTTCTTTTATTCTATATACTCTTTCTTTTATTTTTTCATCAAGAGTAGTTTTTCCTAGTAACCAGTTCCAAAATCTTTTTAAGTACTTCATTAATGTATTTTGGTATACATATGTGTAACTTTACTACCCTTCACAAGAAATACAATCTGCTACACGGGATCCTAAATCTCCTTTAATAACTGAGTCAGTTCGTAAATAGTATAGTGTTTTGATGCCTAATTTCCATGCCTCTAAGTGTACTTGATTTATCCACTTTGGAGAATCTGTTGGATCAAAACATAAATTTAATGATTGGGTTTGATCTATATATTTTTGTCTAATAGCTGCTTGTTGAATTAAACCTAATTGATTTACTTCTGAAAATGTTAAAAATACTTCTTTATCAGATTCGCTTAGTATATTATTTGATAGATTCTGTACTGAACCATTATCAACTAAAATTGAATCCCATACCTTTTCAGTATCATGATCATTTTCTTTTAGTTTTTTTACTAATTCTGGGTTTTTAACTATAAATGTACCTTTAGCTCCATTAAATGTATAAACATTTGCGGGTTGTGGTTCTATTCCTGCTGAGCATCCCGATATTCTAGAATTAGATACTGTTGGTGCTACCGCCAATAAATGAGTATTTCTCATACCTGTTCCTTTACACCATAAAGGTTCTCCATATTCTTCTGCTAATTCACGAGATGCAGTTTCTGCTTTTAATTTTATTTGTGAAAATACCGTATGAGTCCAGGCAGTTGATGCAATAGAATTAAATGGTAGATTTTTCTTTTGTAAAAACGTATGCCACCCCATTACACCTAAACCTAATGCTCTACCTTTTTTAGCATGTCTGTGGGTTCTAATCATTGATTCTTTACCATTAGTTTTTTGAATAAATTCTTCCATTATACCATCAAGAAAATAAATAGCGGTTTCAACTACATCTGTATCTTTCCATTCATCGTATTTAGCTAAATTTAAACTTGATAAACAACATATAAAACTATGTTCTTCATCTGTATGTAATGTAATTTCTGAACAAATATTGGTCATTGACACATCTAGATTATTCATTAAATAAGCCATTGGATTATCCTTATTAACATTATCTTTAAACATTATGTAAGGTTCTCCAGTTTCAACTCTTGATTTTAAAATTTGCATCCAAAGATTCATTGATTCTGGGTCTCTATCATTTAACCTTCTCATAAAGGCATCATCTACTACCACACATTGGTGTAAGTTTAAACATTGTCTATTGGGATCACCTTTTGGTCTTCTAATTTGAAGATATTCACCAATATCAGGGTGGTTAATATCTAAATTAACACTAGCCGCTCCTCTTCGTACACTTCCTTGGTTTGTAGCTATTATAGTTGAATCATATATTTTAGCCCATGGAACTACTCCTTCTGATTTTCCATTTCCTTTAATAGTTGAACCTCTTTCTCTAATTCTTGATAATGAAATACCTACTCCACCACCTTGTGAAGTAAGTTTCATTAATTCTGCATTAGTTAGTCCAATTCCTCTAATTGAATCCGGGGTATCAACACCAAAACATGAAATTGGTAATCCTCTATCTGTGCCTGTGTTTGATAAAACAGGAGAAGCTAAACCAATCCAACCATTCCAGATGTATTTAAAAAACTTACTTTCTAAATCAGGTCTACCTAATCTTGTTGCTACAGAGTTTGCTACTCTACGATATGCCTTTTTAGGTGTTTCATTTGGCAATAAATAACCTTTTGAGATTGTAGATAAGGCTACGTCATTCATCCATTCAGGGTAATCTTTACCCTTTTCCCATTTTGTTGTATCTGCTACTAAGTTATTATCCATAATTTAAAAAATTGACGAGGCATCCCACTCTAAATGTCCTTTACTATAATTTGTTACTCTGTTTGCAAAGAAATCTGTATGTTGTTTTCCTGCACTTAAAGCATCAAACCACTTCATATTACTTACTGCTGTTAGATCTACATCTCCTACTATAGGATTATACCCTAAATCTCCTAATTTTGTATTAACTCTATTTTTAATAAAATTAATTAAATCATATTTAGAACATCCCTCTAAATCACCTAACTCGTATACTTTTTCTATAAAATCAATCTCTAATTGTAATGATAATAAAGCTGCTTCATTTATTGCTGCTTCTAATTCTGGGGTGTTTAAATGGGGGTTTTCCTCTATTAGTGTTTTAAATAACCAACATCCAGCTTCGGAGTGCATAGATTCATCTCTTATACTCCATTCTACTATTTGACCTACTCCTTTAAGTTTATTTCTCATTTTAAATGAGAGCAAAATAGCAAATGATGAAAATAAATTTACTCCTTCTGTAAATGCTGAAAATATAGCTAATGATTTGGCTCTTTCATGCCAATTTACTTCACCATTAAAACTATCTCTAACATTCATTAATGTTTCAATTTTAGCCATTGTAGTTTTATCTTCTAAAAATTCACTAAAATCATCTAAACCTAATTCTTCATTAAGTAAAGAATAAGCTTCAGCATGTATAGTCTCCATAGCTCCAAAAGTAGTAGCCATTGCAATTATTTCAGGTTTTCGAAACCATTTTGTAACTAATCCTGTCCAATAATCATTAACAACTGTTTCAGTTTGAGCAAATCCTTTTAAAATAGAACCAATAATATTTTTTTCGGTTTTATTTAAATTCTGCTTCCAATCATTTATATCAGACATCATTGGCACTTCTGTGTGAATCCAATGTGCTTGGTGTTGTTTTAACCAATAATCTGCTGCTTGAGGGTATTCAAAGGGTTTGTATACTACTCTCTCTTGGGTTAGGTTTCTTTTTGTCATTTTGTAGTTTATGAGTTTAAATTTAGTAATTTGCTTCTTAGTAATTGTTTATCCATATCAGAAAAATCTTTTTTAAGACTAGATCCATTATTTTGTGGTTCTTCTACTACATCATGAGGGTCATAATCATAAACTTTAAAATGACCTGTTGAGGTATCAGCTTTAACACTAAAAGTTATTCCATCCATTCCGTATCTATTTTTCATTATATGGAATCTACCGGTTCCATTAACTTTATCTTCTTTTCTTCTAGAAAGGGATACACAAACATCTGTGATCATAAGTTTATCATAAGATCCAGCTGCTTTATCTCCTTCTACAATAGCATCATTAGCTCCAGCTCTGTTAACTTGAGAAACACTCCAAATTGGAATATCTAATTCTCGAGCGAGACCTTTTGTGCTAGTATAAATATCATCAATTTCACTCTTACGATCAACTGTTCGCTTTTTTGTGCCAAGTAAGTCAACATAATCTATTATAATTAAATCAGGTTTAACTCCTGTGTCTGTAACTTTTTTGATATGTGATTCTAGTGTAGAAACTGTTGCCTTTCCTGTTGGAAATTCTTTTATAATTAAATTACCTGGGATTTTATCTACTATTCCTTCTATTTTTTCTCTATTTTTAGTAATATTGTCAACTGGTATATTGCTAAAGAAAGCATCATAACGTCTTCCTACATACTTTTCACCTAATTCTAAGGTATAGTGTAAAACATTATAACCTGCTCTTACTGCAGATCCACCTAATGCTACTAATGTCCAAGATTTACCACCTCCTGGATTACCAAATATAAGGCCAAAATCACCATTTCCAAGTCCACCTTGGAGTATATCATTAATTTTTTCCCAAGGGGTTGCAATTGTTGTTCTATGGTCTTCCCTATATCTAGATTCAATGTCTTTTTTATATTCATGTCCTATGTTTTTATCCTGGCCTGCTTTTAATGCGTTGCCAATTAAGTTTTTGATGGAGTCATAATCCCCCATTTTTAGCAAATCTACACTACCTAATAATGCCTTTTTAAGTTGTTGGTTTTTACAAAATGATGAGAATTCTTCTTGAATGTAATTAGAATCATCTTCATCTACCCTATATGCTAAACCTAATTCAGTTTTAATACCTAAACCTAATACTTCATTTTCTATCTTTTGTAGTTCTATTTTAAGAACATCCATTGAGGGAGTAGTGTGATACTTATCGTAATATTTTAAGATTTCTGATATTATCCATTTATGGGATTGGTTATCAAAATAATCCTCACTTAAAATATCATGGATATTTGTTAAAAAATCCTTATGATTTAATAATGAAGACAGTACTCTTACTTGAAAGTGAGGACCGTATTGGTTTAAAGTTTTTAATGTCATATAACTAATTTTGCGAAAACATCTTTTACCCAGAAATCTACATTTCTGATCATTCCTCCCAATTTATCTTGGTGATACATTGCTACGAACTGTTCGGGAATATACGAAAGCTCTTTTGAATCGACAATCTCTTTTAAATATTCTTTATCTCTTTCATCGATCATTGGGTTGGATAAATCCATTACTTTATAATTTTTTTCTAACTCATTAACCATTTGAACTATACGAGCATATACTACATGCTCTTTAAATTTTGATTCTGATATTTGGATTATATCTTTTAAAGTTAAATCACGTTCTTGTAATTCAGGAAATTTTTTATATAATCCTTTTTCTCCTAGTCCTTTAACTCCTTTAATTTTATCAGAATTATCTCCTAAAAGTGTTTTATGTAATATAAAATTTTCAGGGGACATATTATATTTGTCATAAACAGTTTGCCTAGTATAATATTCCTTTTCCATTGGTCTATATAAAAATACATTTTCACTTACTAACTGGATGAAATCTTTATCACTAGATACTATAAATGCTTTGTCTTTATCATTTTTAGGTAAAATTCTACTTAAATGGGCAATAATATCATCAGCTTCAACTTTATCAATAGATATAGTTTTAACTGGTAAAGTTTTTAAATAATGAATAATTCTAACAATTTGGTCTACCTTTGAATCATCTTCTTCATCATGATTATCGAATACCTCCCAATTTGTAATACGCTGTAGATCTCTACCTGATTTATATTCGGGTATTATATTTTTTCTGTTATTAGAAGAACCAACTCCATCAAATATTACATATACTTGGGTAGGTTCGATTCTTCTGATTTCAGCACCTAGTGACCTAAAAAATCCACCTAAACCTCCAATATGTACCCCATCAGGATTTACCATATTCATTACAGCAAAGTTTCTAAAAAATAAATTTAATCCATCTATTAATAAAAATCTTTCACCAGAAGCAGTCTCTTTTCCGTTCTCCTGAACATCGTCCAGGAGTTTTAATAATTCTTTTTGTTTCATAATTTATTCGGGTTCTCCTATATATGAGGTAATATCTTCATAGTTTTGGTCTTCCTCTACTATTTTAAAATCACCACCTCCTAGAATTTCTTTCCAGGCTTTAGCATTTTGTTCTTTATAAGTTTTTAATGCTTTATCATTATCTAAAATAAATCCATGAGGTGTCATTACAATTCTACCTCTTGTTGTAACTCCATTAATATGGTTTTTATCAATCTGAACATTAACACGTTTAGCAAATTCTACTTGCTTACCATCTTTAATTGCTTTAATTTTGGAAGTTCCAGCAGACATTATATTGCCAAATGTTACTACAAATGTAGAATCAAACCACATAGCAAATCCACCTTTATTCATTAACTTAGGTTTACCCATTGGTGATTCAGCTTTTGCTGTCCATACTTTATTGATACAAACTAATGTATTAGTAAACGGTGATGATTCTTTTCTTGATAATGTAATTCTTTGGTTTACGTTATTACCAAATTGAGTAGACATTGCACCAGCATTCCATTCATTATTATTTTTATTTGATTTTACAGACATTTCACAAGGTACTGATCCAATTGAATCCCATAAGAATAGTAAATCATAAGGTAAATCACCTTTTTTCTGTTCATCTATTAAATCTAAAATAAAGCTAGAAACATCTTCAATTGTATTTATAGTTTCTCTATCTACATAAATAAAATTACCTGTATAGTCTATAATTTCTCCGGTTTCTTTATCTATTACTTCATCAATTTGCAATCCCATTTGCTTAGCATGTTCCCAATTCCACTTCATTTCAGTAATAATAAAAACAGGCAGTATCTTTGTTTTTTGTGCGGATACTGCAGCTTCTAGTAAAGCGGTTGTTTTACCTGTATCTGAATGTCCTCTTAACAAAACAATATGCCCCATAGGTATTCCAGGAACAGATGTTATTTCTTGATAAGCATCAGAAAGAGGGATCCATTCCTGGTCTTTAAATTTGGCTTTTGATGATAGACCTTTTTTATTTTTAAAATTATCTAAATTAAAATTAGATCTTATTTCAGAGGACACAGCCGCTGATATTGATTTTTTTCTTGGCATGTATTTTTATTAAAATGGTAAACCATCATCTTCAGTTTTTGAAGACTTATTGTCATTAAACATATTATCAAATTGGTCTGATTTTGATGGTGATTTTAATGAATAATTAGATTTTGGAGTCTCTTTTTTATCACTATCAAATGCTACTGCAGGTTCAGATGATATAGAACCTTCACTTTCTTCAGGTGATAACCATTCTTGTAATGCATTTTTCATTTCATCATAAGAAAGTGGCTTAAAGATTTTCATTGGATCAACTTGATTATCTAACAATTCAGTAACTGTTTCTTGGTTATCTGATAATGGAGTTAATTTTAATGATGGTCCAATTGTTGTCTTATTGTAAGGAGTACCTGTAGATTCTGGTCCTACTGTTGTCAATTTGATATCTCTACCATTTGCAATGTTAGTGTAGTCACCTATCTCTTCATCGTAAGCCATGTTTAAGAAAGCATCGTATACTTCTTTTCCAAATTGCCATAGTTTAACACCTTCAGCTTCTTCACCTCTTATAATAACAGGGGCAAATGTTCTGGTTTTTGGCTCTAATTTTTTAGCTAATCTCCAATTTTCTCTATCTGATGAATCACGTAATTTCTTACAAAATTCGATAATTGGATCTTTTTCACCCCAATTTGAGGGTGATGCCATTACTTTTTTACCAATTCCATAGTAAAATTTCATTTCTGTAAATGGGAATTCCTTATTAAATTTTGAAGGAACTACTCTAATTATTTGTTTACCTACTGTAGGTTTCCAAAATAATTGTTTTCTTTCTCCGTTTTGGGAGTTTGTTGACTGCTTATTTAAAGAGTCTAATTTTTGTTTGATGATATCTAAATTCATAATTTATAACTTTTGTTTTAATATAATAACTTGATTTCAATAATCCAAATTAAAGTTCAATAATCTTGTGGATTTTTGTCTTTAATTGTCTTAACTCATCATGTTGTGTTAACAAGATGGTATTTCGGTAATGTTTCCAATCTATTGGAAATTTTGTATCAACAATACCATTATTTAACTTTTTAATTAACTCATTAAGAGCATTAATAGTATATAATGTATTGGAATCTTTTTTTCTATGTACTAGGATTGTATTTTTAGGAAGATCAGATACGTTACCTTGATCAATATTGTAAGTGCAAACATATTCATCATTGCTTTTTACATGAAGAACAAATAATTTGTTGTACATGATATCATAGCTGGATGTTATGCTTTTAATTAACCCATCGAGTTCTTCTAGGGTAGTAAAGGTGCAAAATAGCTTATTGTTCAAATCGTGTAAATTTAATGTGGAGAAATCTTGGAAATCGTCCACCTTATACGTATTGACCTCTTTATCTAAAATCATAGTCTGTTCCATAGTTCATTTTTGTTGTTAGTTTGTATTTTTCAAATATTTTTAAAATTAAATTAAACGTATCTTTTTCACTCTTATCGAGGTCAAATAAGAAACTATCATAAGTATATAATACAACTTTTGTATTCTTACCTTTTAACACCTTCATTATTTCCCACAATATACGAACATTCATTGCGGTCTCCAAGCCTTGAAGTAAGTAATTTAACAGTTTTTGCGGATTCATATTTTCCAGTTCATCTTTTTTAAATTTCCATTTTGATATCGGTACTTCAATGTAACCATCGCTTTGGAACTTTTGCCACAGTTCATCTATATATTTTTGAACCTTTTTAAAAAACTCTAGTTCTTTGTATTCTTTAAAAATTCCTCCGTAAAGCTGTTTAAAAGTAATTTCTTTTGCTGTTTTGTAGTCAACACCATACATCTTACTAAAAGCTTCATGAATGTCATCAGTATTAAACTTGTAATGTACCAAATGAGCCAAAAGGGTAGGATGATAAGCACTAATATCCAATTCCACAAAAAGGTCATTATTGGGAATGAAAGATTTTCTTTCACCATTATCTTTTTTGAGCGCGGCATAATTTACTTTTTTAAATTTATTTGAGGGTCTTCTTGTGAGGGTTTTGAAGTTAAATTGTGTAAATACGAAATCGGAATTTGGTACGTGAAAGTTCTTTTCAAATTCTCTTCTATTAATTCGTATTCCATTTCTTTCGATAGCGTTGAACACCATTGTGGCGTCGTTGTTGTAAAATTCATTGATTTGGTCATTTATATGCGATTTAATGTTATTAAAAATTTTTTCACAATACTCATAGTGCTTAACGATTGGAATTAATATACTCGCGTTATAGGCGTTTTGATTATTTTTGTGAAAATGATAATGAGTCGGTGTTTGTTCTGGTATATATGTAGGACAATGTAAAGTAATGTCGAAAAGAGTTTGAATTGGGTAGTAATGTAAAAATTCTTTCTTATCTCTAACGTATATCTTATCAAATTTCTCTATTATTTTTTCTGCTTTATTTATGTCTATTTTAAATGTTTCGCTATGGTTGTAAGGTATAATAAATCCTTTTGTTGATTCTAAAGGTCTAATATAAACCGCACAAATTTGGCTTTGACATGGGTGTTCTCTATAATCATAAGGGATTATTTCAATAAATGCCTCCTTAAAATTGCTTTCGTATAACCTATCTAATTGATCCTCTGTCTCAACTAACCAAAACATAACTTTAATTTTGACTTAAATATACGAACTAGATTTAATATCCCCCAGTTGTAGTTGAAGGAGAGGAGTTAGTAGGTGGGATTGGATCATTTATTTCATTTGGGATTTCAGGAATTTCAGAAATATTTTCTTTAACATCAGGGTTACCAAATAGGGGTTTATTTGATTTTTGTTGACCTTCTTTCATTTCAATTTCTCGGTTTAATGCTAATATTTCTGCTACTTCTAATTTTTCCTTTTTATCGAAAAACTTTTTAGATCTTACTTCAGATGGTGAAGGTGGGATAGGATTAGCATTAGGAGGAGTTTTATTTATCTTTTTAGATTGAGGGGGTGCCATTTCTAATTTTAATTGGGATAGTGATTTAAAAAACTTAGAATAGTTGCCCCTTAAATATGCTATTAATCCATTTCTTCTTATTTCTCTTTGCTTAAGATATAATATATTTCTGTTAGTTTCTTCTACTTGTGACTTGGTTTCACCCACTATAGTCCAAACTAAAGTAAATATTTGGTACCTTTCCCACATCCACTTTTTATCTTGATCCTTTAACTTTTTATATGTATCTTTTGATATCTCTACAAAAACATCTCGTTCATTTATTTTCATAGCAAAATATCTCTTTATTGTCCTATTTTCATAATCTTTATCTGTTGGGTTTGGATAATAGATTTGTGGAACATTTCTAGGATTATCTTCATTCGTTGGTAAACCTTTAAGTTTTAAATATTTAATAATTTCTGATTGGTTCCATTTACTAATGTCTACTATTGGATCAGGGTCATTTAAAAATAAAGCTATCTTAGTATCAGTATTTAAAATATATAATTTATCTACATCAGAATTTAAATTCCCTATTATTGGGATAATTTCTTGTTTTGGGAGGGAATTTTGTGTTTTTCCTGAAAATGTTTTCCCATTATAAAATTTATGATAATAACCAATGTAGATTTCATTATTAATTTTATATTTAAATTCTCCACCATTAGTGTAAAGACCCTCTATTATTCTACTTTTAGGATAATACATTACGTTTGTATACTTTTTAGCATGTCAATTAATTCTTTTTGAGGAAATACATCAAATTTATCTGTACGGACACTATTATGTGTATAAATACCAGGCTTACCAGTTAATGGTACTTTATTTAATGTAAATAATTCATCATAATTAAATGTATAAGGAATACCATATTTACTCATCCATCCTGTTACTATTTGTCTTATATTATTAATTTGAGCATTTGAATATTTTTCATAATATTGGTATCCTTTATATTCTGTAAAACGACCATTTTTATCTACTGGTCTTGCTACCTTAGATAATGGGAGATTTTGTTTAAACCATGTTTGGTATGTACCATTTGATTGTTTCTTTAATCCTCCAGCTGCTTGTAATTCAATACCTAAACTTACTTTATTTAAATTTTGGTAAGAAACCCCGAATTTTTTAAATGTAGATCCAGGTAATCCTAAATGGTTAGCCCATGCTTCATCTACAAATAATTGTTCTTTTTCTCCTGCATTGTTTGTTATATAATGAGTAGCAACATGATCAGTTCTATTATTCCAACCATGAACTGTATTTTTAATATTCTGTCTTCCTGCTGTGTGGTGGAGATAAATTTGTGTTTTATTTGTAGGCCCATCATAATAAATTTTATTTAATGGGTAACCACTAGTTATAGTACCATTTGGGTCTGGTGTGTATGTTCCTTCATCTGTTACTGGGGCTGAAGTTGATGTTGATGAATTACTTGAACCTGCAGTTCCTGTTGTACTAGTATTTTGTGGAGGATTTGATTGGTTTTTACCTATAGGTCCCATTATAGGTTTTGTCATAGTTTCAATGCTAGTTTCCCACCCACCAACATCTACTTTATGGCTATAACTTTTAATGATTAATTGAACATTATCACTTTTGTAGGTATAAGGTAAAACTTTTCCATCTGTTTTAAAAGATTGAAAAATTCTCATACCTGATATTCCATGCATGGTTAAACCTAAATTAAATGGTAAAAAAAATGGTGCTGCTGCTGTTGCTTTACCATCAGGTGTTGTTTTTCCAGATGCCTTATGTCCCATAACTGCATTACAGTAATCACTTTGTATATTTTTTAAAGTGCTAACATACTCAGATGTAAATTCAAAATCTTCATATACTTCATATAAAACTTCTGAAACTTTATCACTAAAAATAGTACCAATTGGGTCTGGGTCTGGGGTAAATGTATTTTTTTTCTCTGGGGGATCTTTAACTGCATCTCCTTCTTTAACTTGTTTTTTAATTGGAGTTATTCTGTCAATTAAACCATAATTATATGATGAAAACGAACCTGCATTAGTTCCATTTGTATTCCCATTATTTTGAGCTCCTATTGATATTTGAGCTGCAAATTTATCAGTTAATTCTGCTTTTAAACTTAAATCAGTAATAAAACATCCTTGTCCTGGGGTTAACCCAAAAGTATTTATAGTAGTTAAATTAGGTTGGGTTTTGTCAGTTTCTTTGTCATTAAAAGGAACTTGATTTACAATATCAATCATATGAGTATTTTCATTAAATAATACTCTAAAATTATTTATACCTCCTAAAGCCTCATTTATTCCTGATAATATTCCCTGGAGGAATGAAAGGACTGATATACTTTGGTCTTCTTTATCTTTATTATTTTTTAATATACTCGCTATAAAATTAATGTCTAAATATACACATGCTAATCTACCTTTTTCAGGTTCACCTTCTACTGCAAATTTTGCAATTTCAGGAACTGCCATTGCTTTAACAAAATCATAATTACCTATTTTTTCTTGTCTTTGAAATGCACCATCTGATACATCTTTATTAATCACTGTTGGAGGGATAACACATATATTAGGATCTGCAGAAAAATGACCAGGAAAGGTTTTTACTAAAATACTATCTTCATCTAAATTTTGAAAATTCATATTTAGGTAAGTTAATGGGATATTATTAGAATCTACAAGATTACAATTAGTTAATAATAAAGCCATTAAATGTCCAAAAGTAATATATGTTTGGGGGGTATATGTACTTGAAGTTGAACCTGTTGCATTTTTAACAGACATAGTACCACCCTTTATTGTAATTCCCTTTTTATTATATTTAAAACTTGTGAATATCCTTTGTGGGTTATTTTGATCTTTTTTAGGGTTATATGTTCCTATTGAACCATCATTATTTATAATTGAAAAATTAGGGGTTGGAAAATCTGGGATAATAGCCTCTGCTATTTTTATATTAGCAAAAGGACTTGAGAAAAAATTTACAAAATTAGCCCAAGCTCCATAACCAGTATTAATTCCTTGAGCTATTTGTTGTGTCATATATACTCTATATAAAGCATAATTTAAACTTGAAGCTATAGCTTCTGATACTATTACTACTCCATCTTCACCTGCAGCTTCTCTTTGTTCTTCGTTAGCGGCTTGACCGGATTCTGCTTTTAATTGTAATTGATTGTTGGGAGCTGTATTCAGTTTTAACGAATTAATTACATCACCACATCCTACTAAATTACAAGTTATATCATAGGTTCCATCAGGATTAAATTTCCAATTAAATTTAGAAATTTTCATAAAATTACCTTCATAATTTCCACACCATTTTTGTTTTTCTTTTGCAATTTCAGATGCTATTTTATATTGTGGTAAAGAACCTTCCCACATTTTATTAAAAGGAGATGTTGTTGCATATTCACCTTGACCTGCATATTGAGTATTTCCAAAATTATCTAAAAAAGTAGTATGTCCAAATTCTAATAATACAGTATACCCAGGTCTTTGAAATAATACATCTATTAGTTGGAATTGGAATTGACTATATGCCTTTATTTGTACTGATGCCTTAGATAGGGCACCATCATTTTGGTAACTAAAAGAAACTGATGTTATTCCAGGCATAGGAACTGGACCTTGTCCATCTTGCAATGTTACAGAAGAACCAAATCCATAAGTACCTCCAAAAATATTACCAGTATTTACTGTACTATTAGAGTTAAATGCTTTATCATTTAAACCTGAATATTGATTTCCTGCTACAGGTATTGTTGCTGATGGGTTGGGCACAGCCATTACTCCATTATGTAGCACAAAATTTTTAGCTAATCCACTACCCTCAAAAGAATTAATATAACTAGAAAATTCATCTTGGGACTTAAAAAGATCTAATACTGTTTTAGTACTTTTAGGTACTGAGGATTCTTTTTTCTCTGTTTCGTTATATTGAACTAAGTCAACAGAACTAGCCATTCTAATCCAAGGTGATGAGTTTAAAAAAGGGGAAATAGAATCCGTATTTGCTGATGATATATTTCTTTTATTATCTACTAAACCTGATCCTAAAGTTCTTTGTCGAACTTCTACTTGTTTTTTCATCCAATCGGAAAATCCTTCGCCTATTATACTCATTACTGTGCATTTAATAAATTATAACTTTGTAATACACCAACTATGTCAGTTGGGATTCTTAATTGAGTACCTGGGGGTATATTAATAGAACCTAAATTAAGTTTATTAGGATTTGCAATAGCTATTATCCAATATAAAGTAATATCCTGGTAAAATTGATTTGATAATAGATCTAACCTATCACCAAAATCTGTTATAACATAAATATCATTTTCACTTAATGGAATTTCTGGGTATTTTGTGGTAGCATAATATTGAGTACCTACAGTAACATCTGCCCCATAACTAATATTTTTTAAAATTTCTATATTTGAATATCTATCCATTTTTAATAGTTTGTATTTCCTCCATTACTAAGTGCTATATAAGGAGTATTCCCTAAATCATTTGGGTTTCCAATTCGAGGTACAAATTCTTGTATTGGTTGGAATGTAAATCCTGTTACTTCTATCATATGTGGTAATTCTTTAACACTACTATCTAATCCTCCATTACTATCTAACCCTATTTCCCATGTACTTGATTGAGGTATAGTATACGTAAGAGATTTAATGAATCCAAGCTGATTGAATAAATAACCACCAACTGTTATTCTTGATAAATTACCTTGCATAAACCCACCACCTGAATAGGTTGGGGCCAAACCTGAGGCTAAAAAGTTTAGTTTTTTATACATTGGAATTAATTCTGGTTTTGAAGTAGCATACACTTTAAATCCCATACTAATACTTCTACCAAATCCTTTATAATTGTAAAATTTATCAGCTCTTCCCGCATATTGAGTTTCACCCCAATCTGCAGTGTAGGCATCTTCAAAAGAATCAATATAAGCTCTAAAATTCATAAAATTAGAAGTTCCACTATTATTATTATTAATATAACCAATACTAAATTTTACTAAATCGTTTTTTTCTCCAGCATGAGTAGCTTGGGCTCCACTATAAATTGGGGAAGCTGTTATTTTATCTAATGCTTGTTGACCTCCTACAGAATAATTCTGAATATTTCTTCTAGCACCTGGGTCACCAACATTAGTTCTTATATCTATTCTTTTTGCACTATAATCTCCATTAAACCTAGATAATACTTTTTTAGTTGAGTCAGCGGGAAGATCTAATTCTAATATATCTTCTCTAAAATCTCTTATTGCTTGAGTTTGGGGGTGTAAGTCACTCTCGGTTAATGATTCAAAATCACCTTGAGTCCATGTAGCAACTCCATTTCCTGTTTCCTTTATAAATTCTACATTAGTTTCAATAGCATCTGATGCGTCTTGACCAAATGCAATGCCATTATTATAAACACTTTGCCCAACTCCAGCATTTATTGAAAAATTAACTTGCATTGTGCCTACTACATTATTTAACTGATTAAAACCATTAGAAATAGGAGCTAATAGAGGTATAGGTAAATCTCTAAAATCTGTTAATGGGGATGATGCATCTTGTGTGCTGGTGAATTGAATATTTTTATATCGATTAGTAACTTCTACAGCATTACTGTTAAATTTTAAAGCTGTTGATCCTGCTCCTACTGTTGTAGAGTTATGACTAGGTTCATTCCATGCAATCCCACTATCACTAGTTACATCAGGATCTAATGTATTTCCACTTTCACCTAATAACTCAGCGTAATTAGTGGGGCCCGTAGGGGTTTTTAATTGTACTGATGGGTTAATCCAATCTTCAGTAGTTTGATTTTTAGATGATGTAGTTACCCCACCACTAAAAAATTCTAATGACCCTGATTTGTATACTTGGTTTATTGAGGTATTTACCCAGGTTTTATCACTATCACTGCTAAGGTCATCAGCATAAGCACCATTATTACCTCCAAACCCAACAATATTTGTATAGTTAGTACCTTGAGGGTTTTTAAAATCAGAGGCTTCAGTGTCACTTAAACTTTTAGAATTTGCTAATAAAAAATCAGGGGATGTATTAGGTTCTAATGACCCGGATTCATATATCTGATTTATTGAGGTATTTACCCAGGTTTTATCACCATCACTACTAAGATCATCGGTATAGTTACCATTATTACCCCCAAATCCAGCAATGTCTACATAATTAGTACCTTGAGGGTTTGTAAAATCAGAGGCTTCAGTATCACTTAATTTTTTTGATTTAGATGCAGTTATAAAAGGTAAATTAGGTTCTAATGTTTTTGCCTTGTACACCCTTTGTCCTGATAGATTATCCCAGGTTATTCCTCCATCATTAGTAATATTAGCATCAAAATCATCACCAGCATTTAATAGTTGTTTATAGTCTGTTTTTCCAAGTGGTTCTTTATTTGAAAAAGTGCTTAAAATTATATCATCTGATGTTAAAACACTTTTTTTAGTACCCTCAATAAAGAAAGTATAATTATCTACATATAGGGGATTATTAATACCTGTCCTATTCTGACCTAGACTTATAGTAGAAAATTTAATATTAGTATTACCTATTCCTAAATGTGCCCCAGGTCCTCCTGAATATGATAGTATATTAGGGTCTGGTGATTTTAATAGTATTTTATCATCGTAAAGCTCAGATAAAGGAGATGTAAGACCTCCTAATAATCTTTCTCCATTACCACTAATACCTAAAATTGCACTTTCATATCTAACTAATCCACCAGATGCTAACTGTTTTGCTAAAGATGGGTTTTGATCTCCGGGTGAAAAAGGATTTAAACCAAATGTATTAGTATGAGTACCACTATATCCTAATCCTGTTTGAGCTATAGTAGATGTAGGTAAATATGCACCTTGGTTAATATTACCTCCTGCATATCCTGCTCCTTGAGCAGCTATTGTTTTTGGAGCCATCCTAGATAGGAGGTTCATTTTTGCAGTAAATAGAAGACCTTGGGGAGTATCTAAAAATAATTTAGTAGTCCTTATAGCATCATCTACTGCTCTAATAGGGGCTAAAACACCACCTCTTAAAATAAAATCTGGCCCTCCGTCTGAAATAACAGCGGGTTTCCTATCATCTGGAATTTCTTTTTTTACAAATGGTTGGTTACTTGAACCACCATCAGGTCTATCATTTCCAAATTTTAAGGACTTTAGATCAGTTTTAAAGTCTAGTAATGGCATTCACTAAAAACTTCTTCCTTCTGGGAGATTGTTTTTATATGCTCCTTTAGAAAAAGTTGAATTAATAGCAGGTACTCCTCCATCTGAGTTTGAAGATGCAGGTGGTACACCATTTAAATCTAATCCTGATGGTTGAGGTAATTGGTTAATTACACCATCATCATAGGCGTTAAAAGCATCATTTACTTCACCTGTAAAAGCTCCATCTACAGAATAACCTGCTTGGTTTCCAAAAGCATGTAATTTTGATTGTTGGGTTGCACCCACATTAATTTGACCATCTCCACCTGATAATTTGGTAAAACCTGATCCTTCACTTGTTAATTTATTTAATAATCCAGACATAATATTTGTTTTAATGTTTATTATAAATATTAACCAATTTTAGAACTCGCCATAGATACTGTTTTTCCTACGACTGCCCCATCCATGATAACATCTCCACCAGCTTCTACAACTGATATTAATTTAAGAATGTTATTATTTACTTGGTCTAATTTTTCAGATAGTGCAGAATCCTGGTTTCCATTATCTGTTTCTTCAGCTCCTCCAAATATTGAACCTAACCCTCCTGAAACTGCTCCTAAAGCGGTTAATGCTAATAAAGTAGGCATAGCTAATAATCCAGCTAATGACATTGCTCCTAATCCAGCTGCAATACTTATTAAACCTGCTCCTACTCCAAATAGTCCAGAACCTAATACAGCTAATTGTGAAAGAGAATCTATTTGGTCTGTGAATCCAGAACCTGCTAACATCCCAAATGCCATTGCAGCTGGTATTATGGCTAAACCTAATGCTGCTATTGCTAATGACCCTGCTAAAATAAAAGGTGCTATAAATCCTAAACCTGCTGCCGCTAACGCTAATAAAGGTAATGCTATAGAAAATGCAATCATACTGTTTACATCTACACCAGATATTAAATTAAATGCAAATGCTGCTGGGATTAATGCTAAACCTAATATTCCTAATGCTAGTGCTCCTTGAATTATTAGACTACTAAAACTACCTAATAAGGCTGCAGTAGTTCCAAAAATTGCTAATGAACCCGCAAATGCTATCATTTGTGTAGGATCTACATCTTTAATCATCATTAAAGCTAATGCAAAAGAACCTGCAACTGCCAAACCAGCAATCCCTAATGCAAGCGATCCCTGAATAATTTTACCAAAATTATCCCCAAAAAACATTAAACCTTTTCCTAATCCTTTAAATCCAGCTTCAGCTAGAGGCCCAACTGCAGAAATTGCTAAAATTGCTACTACTCCAGGAAGCATAGCAGCAAGCCCTAAAGCTATTGGTATTAAAGCTAAACCACCTAACATTGCTTGACCATCTATTTCTTTTAAACCATCTGCGATTCCTACTAGTCCTTCTTTAAATCCTTCACCATCTACTTTTGATATTAAATAAGCACCTACTGATCCGGGGATCATAGCAGTAAGACCAATTGCTGCTGGTATAAGAGCAAGAGCACCTCCAACAACTTCCATACTTGCCATAGATTTTAATCCTTCTGATAGTCCCTTTAAAAACTCCTTAACTCCTTTACCTGCATCTCCATCTATTCCTTTTGACTTATCTGCAGAATCCGAAATATCATCTACTTTATCTTTAAATTTATCTGTAATTTTATCTTTTAAACCTGAAATTTTATCTTTTGCACCTGAAGCTTCCCCATCAGTACCTTTAAATGCACCTGTTAATGAATTTCCATATTTTTTAGCGGAGGAGATTAATCCTTTAAATCCACCTTCACTTTTATTAAAAAACCCCATCATAGATTTACCTGCACCTTGAATACCACTAAATGCTTTGCCCATTTTACCAAATATGCTTGTAAGACCACCTAGTTTAGTTACTAAAGCAACACCCATTAAGGCATAAATTACCTTAGAATTTGATACTATTTTAGCAATAAATCCAATTATAGGAGCAAATGCTTGGCCTATTTTAGCTATAGATTGTGCTATTTGCTCTTGTGCCATTCTGTTCTTTTGGGATTCAAGAGTTTGTTTTTGAGCAGCATTTAAAGAATCTTCATTTAAACCAGCTTTTAAGTCTTCTTGTAACAACATTCCAGCTAATTCATCACTAGTCATGCCCATAGCTTTTGCTGTAGCTTCTTGTTGAATGCGATTCATTTTAGCAAAATCTGCTGATGTTCCTATTTGTTTACTCATTTCTTTAGCTACTGTAGCTAAATCATTAGTTAAAGCAGCTTCTCTTGCTTTTTCTAAGTTAAGACTCTTTCCAGTTAATAACTCAGCTTCCATTTCTGCTGATATTGACTGTTCAAAATTAAGTAAACTTCCTGCTATTTTATCTACTTGCTCTAGGCTCATTCCTATACCAGCAGCGGCTGATGCAGCTTCTGTTAATTTTCCAGGCATGCCCGCAAATTTAGTTAATACACCTTGTGATGTATTAGCAATGTCATCTAGTACTTTTCTACTATTTATAGCAGCACCATTTTGTTTATTAAAACTATTAACTCCCTGTATTATAGATTCATTATTTTCTCTAACAGATGTTCCATTTAATTTAGATAATTTGGCCAAGTTAGCAGCTGCTTTACCTGCCATGCCCATTTCATCTGTCATTTGAGCTACTTCTAAAATATCTTCTGAAGAAAATATATCAGTAGCACTCATTTTTAATTCTGAGGTTAATGCTGTAGCTGCTTTAATGTAATCAGCCATATTAACATAACCCATATTAGCAGTTGCAAGAGAAGCTTCGACACCATTAAGGTCTTGTCCCGTTTGTCTTGCAAAATCAGTTGCTGCTTTGTCTACATCATTAAATCCTTTAATTAAAGCTCCAAATATTACTGTGGGATCCATTAATGAACCTCCAATATTTGTAAATGCTGATTTTACACCAACACCTAAAACTTTCATTTTACCTCCCAGAGCACCTGAGGATTTTGTCCCTCGTGCAATGGCATCTGCCATTTCTTGCATGTCAGATGTTACTTTCTCTAGTCCTAAAGATGATGCAAATTTTCCTCCTAATTGATTTAAACCTTTCATCAATCCTCCCCCTATACCCATCAACCTATTAGATTCTTTACGAATATCTACTTCTTCTTCTATTTTATCTAATAACTCTTGCTCTATTTGGAAATTCTGTTTAGCTGCTCTAATTAAAGTAACTTCTTCTTTTGAAAGTTTCTTTTTAGCTGCTATAGATTTAAGGGTGGTTTCAAATGCCGCACCACTTAAACTCATTAATTCTTTACCTGTACTTGCTGTAAGTTTTTCTACTTGTAGAGCATTAGTTCTATTTTTAAGTTCTTCAACTGATGAAGCAGCATTTTGTTTTAATTTGTCTAATTGACTATCTTTTAACCTGTTTATGCCAACTTCTTGATCAGAAAGTTTTCTTGCTATAGAATCGAGTTTATTATACTCTTTTTTTACATCTTTTACGTTATTAATTTGATTGCCTAATTCAGCAGATATAGAACGAAGAGTGTCTCTATAATCATTGAAAGATTCAGCTGAGTCATTAACTGAATCGTTAAACCTACCCATATTATCAGCTGCAGATTTAGCAGAGTCGGAAGCTCCATCCATATTGCCTTTTAAATCTTTAGCAGATTTATTAGCATTATTTAGATTTTTATTTAGTCCATCGGCCATTTTTGGAATATTTGATTATAAATATTAAAAAATCTAGTTTTTAGCCCGTTTTGTTGAATAGGCCGGTTTAGAAGCATTACCTTTTTCCATAAAAGATGGGGTTTGAACCATACCATCTGTGTCAATAACAGTAGATGTACCTTTACCATTAGATTGTGCCTTTTTATAATCAGCTGCTTCTTTTTCAAAAAATTCTTTCATTTTAGAAAATGTAAAGTTGCGCAACCATATAGGCATAGTGTATATAGTGTGGAAGTCATAACCTCCTTTTCCATGGAATACTATCTCATGGATTTGATTAAATAATTCGAATCTATACCTCTGCGTCAGGCCAAAAAAAGTTAAGATTAATAGGAATAGTGATGTCCTCCGTGCCACCACTAGTCTCTACTGGTATTGTTAATTCAACATCTGGTTGTGTATTTGCTATATGTTTTCTAAGCGCTCTTGAATCCATAGCTAGAAAATAATTATCAACAAACTCTCTTATTGATTTTTTTTCTTCATCTTTATCTACAGATACAATCATGTATTTTAATCTTGTAGATAGTTCTGGGTTTGCGTTTTTGTTAATTTTCTTTAAACCTTTAATTTCGGCAGCAATTTTTTTCTCATCATTTGCTGTTAGAATTTTATATTCAATTTCAGTTTTGGAATTTGGTAAAGTAAATGGAAATCTATTTTCACCTTTTTTAATTGAATCTTCATCAAATTCTTTATTATCAATTTCACTTAAGTCAACTTCTACTTCTTCTCCTTTATATTCAAATTTGTAATCTTTACCATATCCTAAAACTCTAGCAGCTATAAGCAATGCGTTTTTATCGCCAGTAATTAAATCATTATACACTATGTCGGAGACTATGAGTGATTGCAGTAACTTGTCTAATACCGTGCCAGCTTCGATGTATGATTGATTAGTTAGTATATCTTCTTCCTTAGCAGTCATGTATTTCATTTCTACTTTTCCACTTGATAAATTGTTATCTTTAGGGTAAATTAGACCCTTTGAAGGTAGGTCTATCGTTTCGGTAGGAAACTTCAGTTTTTTTTCTTCCATATCTTTTATTTATTAATAACTTTAATTCTAGTAATACATATTAAAAATACAAAAAAGCTTGACATGAGCCAAGCTATTTTTTGTAATATTTGATATTTTTTTTTAAAAGTTTAGTACTGCATAATCCATTGATATTGTTAAAGCAATAGTTTGAGCTTCAGCACCTGTATCCCAGTTAAATCCTTTAAATCCTGCATCTACTATAAATGCGCCTTTAATTACCCATTCTGATACTACGTCACCTACTGGACCTAGAACGTTGATTGTTAAATCTTTCTTATAAAAATCAGAATAACCATCTCTACCTGTTACAGATTCATGATGTAGTCTTACCCACTCCATTACCGCTTGAGCACCTGATGGTGTGATTGGATCATAAAGAGTCATACTTAAATTTTCCCATTTTGATTTACCTTTAACTTTTCTCTCAACATTGATGTGATTTAAAGTTACTATTTCTTGTGATATTTTCACTTCACCTACTTCTTTTATCATATATGATGGAATTCCATCTACATACATAATAAACCTATTAGCTTGTTTTGGTTCAAATGCTGTGAAAAATATTTCGTTGGGATTTAATACTGCCATTTTGTTTTATCTTTTAATTCTATTATAAATATCTAATTTCTATGTTTTTATGCCGGGAAAGTAGCTCCTGTTGGTAAAATGTTGAAATCTAGGTATATAAATTCTGCTGTTTTTGTAGGTTGAACAAATATTTGACCCACTAATTGATTCCTATCAATAACATCTGGTGTGTTGTTACTATCATCCATTACTACTTTAAAAGCAAATAATCCTTGTCTTTGTTGTACACTTTCTAAAAATGGATTTACTTGTCCTAAGAAATTATTTCTAGTAGCTGCTGTATTTTGTTCAAATACTAAATTATCTGCTACTTGTGAAATAAATGATTTTAGACTAATTAATAATCTTCTAACATTTACTCTATCTAAAGCACTTGCTCTTGTTTGTAGTGTTTTTTGGCCAAATACTACTACTCCTCTTCCAGGGAATGTAGCTATTGGATTAACTTTTCCTACATATAGACTATCTCTATTTGTTTGTGTTAATTTTCTTTCTGCTTGTCTTACTACTCCTAATCCACCTCTATTAATACCTGCGGGTGCAAACCAAGTTTCTGCTGAAGCATCATTAGCTGCATATACTCCTGGTATTAATGTTGAAGCTGGAACCCATGCTAATTGTCCTGTGCTTGGGTCAGTAATTTGACACCATGGCCAATATGTTGCTGTATATGATGAATCTATACTTGCTGCTGTTGAAATTACATTTGTAATTGAAGCTCCATAATTTACAGTATCTGCTATTACTATAGCATCTCCTCTAGTTGCTGTATTATCAATTAATGAGTTTAAAGGTGTTGGATAATCAACATAAACTAAACCTGGTACTGTGATAATATTGTATTTAAATTCATCTTTATTTGCTAATAAATTAATTGCATCTGTATAATTTGCTTCTACTAATCCTTGTGTGTTTGTAGAGTTTATAGTATCATAAAAATTAGCTCCGGCTTTAATACCACCTTCAGCATCTCCAAATGTACCTGCAGAAGCGATTGGAATTGAAGCTGTATATTGAGATTTTGCATTTCCATCATTATCTAAATAATCTGGTGTTTTTTTATCTACTGATTTTACTCTTATATACCTTGAAGCGTTAGGAAAATTACCTGATTGTTGTAAGTAAGGTTCTGCTGTTCCACTACCTAGTAATGTAGTCGTTTGATCGCCAATTACTCTAGCTATGTATCCTGAAGATTTTGGATCCAATGATAAGTTTGTGTAAGATTCTAATACTCTTTTTGATTTTGTATTATCATCTCCTCTTCTAACTAAAAGTGTAAATGTTCCTGATGATGTATCTGGTGTTGTTATTTCCCATCTAACATTATTAGAACTACCACTTGGTAAAGCTCCTTTTGAAGTTAATGTACTAGTACTATTCATTATAGTTCCAGAACCAATTGTTTCTAATGTAAAAGCAGTACCCGCAGCAAGTGCTGGTGCATTTGAACCTGAAATAAATGATGATGTAGCAGCAGAATATGAACCTGATACTACTCTAGTTACTATTAATGAAGTACCTCCACCTTGGAAATAATTAAATGCTGAAATACTTGTAAAGTATGAGTATTCATCTGAACCACTCTGCAAAGCACCACCAAAAGTAGCTAAATATTCGGAAAAAGTAGTAACCAAAGTTGGTCTTTCTACTGGGCCTAATACTGTTGGACCTATAATTGCTGCTCCCGCTTGTACAGGTTGTGAGGTGATTTGGGATTGATCTTGCTCTCTTGCTAATACCCCAGGGGAAATTAATGTTTCTGCCATTGTGTGTTATTTTTATGATAAATATGTCAAAATTTTTTAAAAATCTATTTTATGGGTAAAAATTCACCAGAATCTAAAGAAATGGATCCTTCTCCATACTTAGTTTCTAATTCTTTTGCTAAAACTATTTCTTCTTTTTGTAAATTTAAAAGTGTTTCTTTTAGAGATTCTTTTTGTATGTTTAAATTCATTATTTGAATTTCTAAATTTCCTAAAGTATTTGTTAAATTGGTGAAATTTTGTCTTAATTCTTTTAATTTACTAATTTCTTTTTTGTCTAAAACTATTTTTTTTTCCATGGTTATAAATATCGGTTAATTTGTTAAAAATGTAATTTATTGTTGATAAATGTAAAATGTTTTTTTTAGGTATCCAAATTATAATATTATTAACCAGATACAACGATTTTACCATCTCTTGAATCTCTCCATAATCGTCCTGCTACTCCTGGGTCTGAAGTTGGTAAACTATTAAAATTAATTTGACTTGCATCTATTATCATACTACCTCCAGATGGAATGTTTAATTCTTTGGTTTTTAATTTTCCTTCATTACCCGCACTATCTTTTACTTCTAATCCATTAGTTGCATCAAATTTTAAAGCTCCTACTTTTGCTCTTGTAGTGGCATCTCTAAATTCTAATGTTTCACCATCTGTAATAATGTGATTAAATGATCCTGTTGTTGCAGTTATTGTTGATTCTTGGAAACTACAACTTATATCGCCTGATGCTGTTATAGCACCTGTAGTTACGCTTCCACCAACAGTTAGATCATTAACAACATTTAAATTTCCAGCAGATGTTATACTAACCTGTGAGTTTTGAGCATTAGTTCCAAAATTTATAGTACCAGTACCAGCTGCAGTTGTAAAAAACATTGACCTGTTAGCAAAATTGTGTATCATGTTGAATTGATTGTCTCCGTCTATTTCAAACTCAAAACCTCCTGCTGCATTAGCTACAAACTTAGTACATTCCATTTCACCACTTGCAACAATATTTCCAGTTACGTCAAGTGCTTCAGTTGGACTATTAGTTCCTATACCAACTCTATTAGTTCCGGCATCTACAAACAACATATTAGCGTTGCCGTTAGATTCAACTCTAAAGTCGTAGTTGTTGCTTGAGTCATTAATTGTCACTGCACCATCTAAAGATATAATCGGCGATCCTACAGCAAAACCTGAGTTCTGATCTAACACAAATGTTGCACCATTAGAATTTCCGTCAGTGTCACCAAAAAGTTGTCTTTCTAGATTTAATTTCATGTAAGGAGCAGCTCCCATGGATGCTGATATTGCGCTGGTTACATTTAATCCTTCTGCAGTTAATGAGCCTGTTACTTGTAAATCATTTGTTGTAGCATAATATGAACCTGTTTGAATAAATATTCCAGCACCGCCGCCACCACCTCCACCACCATAGGATCCAGTTCTATATAACTGTCCAGTAGAGGTGTCAACTACTACTGTTTTGTATCCAGTGTTGCTATTATCCGCAATATTAGATATTTTTACACCATTTGTACTATCTAATATTATCTCACTATTTGCTGCTGTGTTTCCAATTGTTAAATCTCCTGAACGATTAGTAATACTACCGTTGGAATTATCATGTTTTATATCTAATCTACCTAAATTCGCTGCTAGTAAAGCACCAAAAGTTAAAGGTATATTTGCTGTCATGTTAGCTGATCCAGCTGCTATATCTAGTGTAGGGTTTGTAAATGTTGCAGTCTCTATGTCTCCACTTACTTTAATATTTCCAGTTACGTCAAGTTTTTGAGATGGACTAGTATTCCCTATACCAACGTTGCCATTTTGTTCTATTATAAATAAGTTATCAGTTCCATTTAAATCAGAAGTTGTTCCTACTGCAAATTCCTCTCCACCCCCAAGTCCAAAGAACATACTACCTTGAGAATTAGTTAGTTGTATTGCTAAATCTGAAGATAGTGAAGTTTCAAATTTTGCAACTGTATTGCCTGTGGTCTTAGTATGTAGTGCTTCAGTTGGTGAATTAGTCCCAATTCCAACTTTTCCATCCGATTTAATTATTACTAATTCATTGTTAGTATTAGTTCCAAATTCTGCAATATTTCCTGTTGATAATTGTCTTACATTTAATACAGAATCAACACCTGTTGATGTTCTTTGGAATAATGCATAACCATCTAAGTTTTGTATATTTCCATTAGCACTTATATTTCCTGAAGAGGTTATGTTTGTATTTACCTCAAAGCCTTTATCAGGTGAAATAGATGCCGTAACACTACCACTTTCAATCCTAGATAGATTTAATCCAGTTATTCCTGCTGCGGGTATATTAGTTAATCCTGCCCCATCACCTGTAATTACACCTCCAGTTACTGTGAAATTTTGATTAGAAATTATAACTGGAATAGATGTAAATGTTAAATTAGCAGATCCTGCTGATATTAAGGTATTACCCTGATTTACTATTTGTAAAATGTTTGAGGTGGTTTGAGTTATATAACTATTACTACCATCATCTCCATCTAAAATAAATTTAGAGTTTCTAGGTATTGATGTATTCCCACCAGCTGTAATAGTACCTGCTGTACTTATATTATTATCTTTAAGTAATGTACCCTCTATGGTTACACCAGAGGTAGATGTTTTTTCAGTTATTGTATTTGTAAAAACTGCAGGGGTTCGAACTTGACTTCCAAATACAACTCCACTTGCACTCATAACACCTGATGCTGTAATACCTCCTATAAAAGTATGTGTATCAGAAGGTTCATCTCCAAATATATTTGATCCTGAAGTATAGATTGTTGATGAAGTAACAAATGATGAAGATATATTAACAACTTGTAAATTACTTGCTGTAATATTAGTTACATTTAAGCTACCAGGACCTAGGACAGAATCTGAAATTGTTAATCCTCCTAATTTAATTGTAGTAGAACCAGTAATTGCTAAAGATCCAGATAAGTTAATATCATAATCTTCTTCTCCAGTAAATGCATCTATTGACTGGGTGACTTGATGTGGAAGAACTAATTGATTAGTTACTATTCCTACTTTTGAGAGTTTTTTAGCCATTTAAATTTTGTTATAAATATGTAAATTATAGATAAAGAATAAAAGTTTTATAATTTTTTAGTTATTAGTTTATAATTAAATAAATCTTTTGAAGTATTGTAATATTTTTGGTTTGATGATATATGATCTAATTTTGTAATACCATTTTCTACTTTATATTCATTTGTTTTAAATACAGAATGGACTTCCAAATCATTAGGTGACCAATACGTGTATTTGCCTCCAGGTTTTAATAAATTAGGTACTATTTTATGAAATAGATCTAACGACTCTTTCCAAGTATCAAAATAAATACCATCAAATTTAGGCAATTCATCATAAACATTTTGCCATTTATCAAACAAACAGGTAACATTAGATTTTTTACCCCATCCATCATTTTTCATTTTATTTTGTACATCTGGATGTGCTTCTATAATCCAATGTTCTTGTACTTGATGAGATTGAATGTAAGTGTCTATAAGCCCTAATCCAAATCCTACATTAAGTATTTTTCCTTTGTTATGACATATTAAGGATGCTGCATCTTTCATTATGGGATCTTCCCATCCCATCATAACTGGTTGAGCATTAGGAGTTAATAGTCTGTTATCTTTTGTAAAATAAACTTTGTTATTTAAGTACTCTATATGTTTATCTTTACTATTTAAATATTCTGTATGTTTATTTAAGTTATTCATTAACATTCTCCTACACTAGTAACTTTTCCATTATTATCAACTGTTAATGGAGTTTTAGTTCTTCCTGCTTGGTATCCATAAATCCCCCCCGGAACTGTAGTAGTTCCTGGATCGTCACTATATATAACATCATTTGTGGATGGGTATGTTCCAGAACCATCATGATAAAGAGTAGGGCCAAAAGATGGAAGGTTTTCACAAAAATCTTCTACTGATTCCCATGTTTCTTGATTGTTTGAAGCAAAAGTCCAAGCTGTAACAGAAACTCCACTACTTTGACCATAGAAACTAGTAGCTAAATTAACTGGTTGGCCTGCTGTAATAGGTGTTGATAATTGGGTACCTAAATTTGATAAAGAAATATTAGTTTGAGATACACTAAATTCAGTGGCTACTTGACTTGAAGATATAGGTCCTGATGCTGGTAATGCCATTATTTAGATTTTTTAAGTTCTTCTATTTCGGCTTTTAATTCTTTTATTGATTCTATTAATAATGGAACTATTTTTTCATATTTAACTGCTTTATAACCGTTATCTCTAGTTTGAACTACTTCAGGTAATACTTTTTCAATTTCTTGTGCTATTACTCCTACATCATGCCCTTCATTCCCGTGTATAGATAATTTTTCTTCTTCAGTTAATTCTTTCCAATCAAATTCAACACCTGAAATTTGAGATACTTTATCTAATGCATTTTTAATTGGTTTAATATTTTCTTTTAATTTTTTATCTGATGATGAAAAAGCTACAACGTCATTTGAAGCGTCTATTCTACCATCTGTAGTAGAATTAGTTATATTACCTACAGCTATAGATCCATCAGTTACTTTTAGATCACCAGTATTAACTTCTACTATAGTTCCATTAATAATTACTTCTGGAGAAGAATCATTAGCAGGTCCTCTTAATTTTAAAGCTCCACCTGTCCCAGCGCCTAAGAAAGTATTAGTACCATCTGATATCATGCAGTACTCTACTCCTGACATACCATTAGTACCTAAAAAAGCGTAGCTAGTACTACCTGCCCATTGTTTTAAAATAAAACCACCATCCGTTCCTCCGCTTGTAGATCTAACACTTGTAGCTGTAAAAGCACCATTGACATCTAGTGCTTCAGTTGGACTATTAGTTCCTATACCAACTCTATTATTTCCAGCATCTACAAACAACATATTAGCGTTGCCGTTAGATTCAACTCTAAAGTCTACATCGTTGCTTGAGTCATTAATTGTCACTGCACCATCTAAAGATATAATCGGCGATCCTACAATAAAACCTAAGGTCTGATCTAACATAAATGTTGCACCATTAGAATTTCCGTCAGTGTCACCAAAAAGTTGTCTTTCCAGATCTAATTTCATGTAAGGAGCAGCTCCTATGGATGCTGATATTGGGCCGGTTACATTTAATCCTTCTGCAGTTAATTTGTTACCGGTATAGGTAAATCCACTATCTGTAGTAAATGAAGTTGTTCCATTGTAGATTGGAACTCTATTTGATGTACCGTTTCCAGTTAATGTTCCAGCATTTGTTGTAAACCCAGCTCCGTTTGTTAATTGGTTATTGTTAGTTGGGATTGTTGTACTATTAAATGCGTTTGAACCTAATTCTCTGGTCAATGTTTGGCCATCGCCATCTATCATGATTGTAGTATTCTCGGATACAGTTGCTGCTATAGCTGTTATATTTAATTTTTCTGTACTTAATATATTAGATGAATATGTAAATCCACTATCTGTAGTAAATGAAGTTGTTCCATTATAAATTGGAACTCTATTTGTTGTACCATTACCAGTTAATGTTCCAGCATTTGTTGTGTAACCTGCTCCATTAGTTATTGCGTTGTTATTTAATGATATATTAGCTGAACCGTTGAATGATACACCTGCAATAGTTCTTGCAGTTGCTAATATAGTAGCTGTAGCCGCATTACCTGAGGTATCGGCATCTATAGCATCGGTCTGTGTAGTAACAAATGTATGAATCTGGTCTGCTGTTGCTAATGCTGCCCCACCATTTGCAATTGCTGCTGTTTTTGCAGATAATGTTCTTGCTGCACTACCATTAAATGTAGTTCCGGAATTTAATTGAACTGTTGCATTATCAACTGTTAATGCATTTGTATTTGTACCGATTGTCGTTGAATTGTAAGCATTTGAACCTAATTCTCTGGTCAATGTTTGGCCATCGCCATCTATCATGATTGTAGTATTCTCGGATACAGTTGCTGCTATAGCTGTTATATTTAATTTTTCTGTACTTAATATATCAGATGAATATGTAAATCCTGAGTCTGTTGTGAATGATGTAGTCCCATTATAGATCGGAACTCTATTTGTTGCGCCATTACCAGTTAATGTACCTGTATTAGTAGTATATCCTGCACCATTTGTAATTGAATTATTATTTAATGATATATTAGCGGATCCATCAAATGATACACCTGCAATAGTTCTTGCGGTTGCTAATGTTGTAGCTGTTGCAGCATTACCCGTTGTATTTTGATTAAAAGTTGGGAATGTAATATTACTAGTATCTCCAATTGTTGGAGATGTTAATGTTTTATTTGTTAATGTTTGAGTAGAAGTTAATTGAACAATGTTAGAATTTGTAATACTTGCTATTTTTGTTGAGGTTGCCGCGTTACCAGATGTATCGGCTGCTGTTTCATCTGTTTGAGTAGTTACAAAAGTATGAATTTGGTCTGCTGTTGCTAATCCTGTTCCCGCGTCTGCAATCGCTGCTGTTGTTATTGCTAATGATGGTATTGGACCTGCTCCGTTTGTTACTACAAGTTGGTTTGTAGTAGATGATTGAACTTCAGTAATATCACCAACTGTTGAAGTAGCATATTCTAAAGCATTTCCTGCGGCATTTACTCTTAGTACTTGTAATGCACTTCCTATAGAAGTTAATCCTGTTCCCCCTCTTCCAGTTATTAAAGTAGAGGATAAAGAAGCAGCGGTTCCTGATGTATTTGCTGCTATTGCATCTGTTTGAGTAGTTACAAAGGTATGAATTTGGTCAGCTGTTGCTAATCCTGTTCCCGCATTTGCTATTGCTGCCGTTACTGCTGAAATAGCAGGGTTTGGACCCGTGCTATTTGCTACTGTTATTTGGTCTGTTGTTGCAGAAGTTACTTCTGTTACATCACCACTACCTTTTGAATTAAAAGTTGACCAATCTGTTGAAGTTAAATATCCATTAGTACTATCATCCGCTGCTGCCATTGAAATAACAGGTGTAGTCCCTCCTGATGAAGCAACAGGTGCGGTTCCTGTAACACTTGTTATAGTGCCATTATTATCTGCTGATATTACACCACTTGATATTGAAATTCCACTTCCAATTTTTACACCACCTAATGTATTTGCGGCTGCTGTTGGTAATGTATAATTAACTGTTCCTGCTGCATCTACTCCTAAAGATGTTCTTGCAGCACCTGCACTAGTAGCTCCAGTACCTCCTTTTGATATTGGGACTGTGTCTGATAGTGTAGAACCTGCTGCTGTTATTGTAATATTTGCAGAACCATTAAAACTTACACCATTAATATTTCTAGCTGTTTCTAATATTGTAGCCGTAGCTGCGTTACCACTTGTATCTGCTGCTGTAGCATCTGTTTGAGTAGTTACAAAGGTGTGAATTTGATCTGCAGTAGCTAGACCTGTTCCTGCATCTGCTATTGTTGCCGTTGTTATTGCTAATGAGGGTATAGGACCATTACCATTTGTAATTGCTATTTGATCTCCTGTAGTTGTTTGAATTGCTGTAATATCTCCTACTGTTGGTGTAATATACTCCAAAGCATTTCCTGCTCCGTTTACTGATAGAATTTGACCTGCTGTGCCTACTGAAGTTAAATTTGTACCACCCTTACTTATTGGGACTGTGTCTGATAAAGTTGAACCTGCAGCTGTTATTGTTATAGCAGCACTACCATCAAAATTAACACCATTAATTGCTCGAGGAGTTGCTAATACAGTAGCACTATCAGCTAAAGTAGCAGTAGCAGCGTTTCCAGTTGTGTTTTGGTTAAATGTTGGAAATGTAATATTACTAGTATCTCCAATTGTAGGAGATGTTAATGTTTTATTTGTTAATGTTTGAGTACCTGTTAATGTAGCTACGGTTGAATCAATATTTAAAGTAACATTACCTGACGTACCCCCTCCAGTTAATCCTGTTCCTGCAGTTACCCCAGTAATATCACCTGTTGTAGAAGTAGCATATTCTAATCCATTCCCCGCGGCATTTACTGTTAATACTTGACCTGCAGTTCCTATAGAATTTAAACCTGTTCCACCTCTTCCAGTTATTAAGACAGAAGATAAAGAAGCAGCAGTTCCAGATGTATTTTGATTCCAAGTAGGAACTGTTCCTGTTAAACCTGTATATGCTACATTTGTAGCTGTAGCAGCGTTTCCACTTGTATCTGCTGCTGTAGCATCTGTTTGTGTAGTTACAAAAGTATGAATTTGGTCAGCTGTTGCTAAAGAAGTTTCCCCATTAGCTATAACTCCTGTTACTGCTGAAATAGCAGGGTTTGGACCTGTACTATTTGCTACTGTTATTTGGTCTGTTGTTGCAGAAGTTACTTCTGTTACATCTCCTGTTGTTGGTGTGGTATATTCTAAAGCATTTCCTGCTCCGTTTACTGATAGTACTTGACCCGCAGAACCTAAGGATGTTAAATTTGTACCACCTTTTGCAACTGTAACTGTATCAGTTAAGGTTGAACCTGCAGCAGGAACAGTTATAGCAGCACTACCATTAAATGCTACCCCATTAATATTTCTAGAGGTTTCTAATGTAGTTGCTGTAGCTGCATTACCCGTAGTATTTTGATTAAACGTTGGAAAAGTATTTCCTGCACCTGTTAAATCCTTATTAGTCAGTGCTTGAGTTGATGATAATTGAACAATATTACTATTTGTAATGCTTGATATTTTAGTTGATGTAGCCGCATTACCTGAAGTATTTGCTGCTGTTTCGTCTGTTTGAGTAGTTACAAAGGTGTGAATTTGGTCTGCTGTAGCTAATCCAGTACCTCCATTTGCAATCGCTGCTGTTGTTATTGCTAAAGATGGTATTGGACCATTACCATTTGTAATTGCTATTTGATCTCCTGTAGTAGTTTCTATAGCAGTAATATCCCCAACAGTTGGTGTAATATATTCTAGGGCATTTCCTGCTCCATTCACTGATAATATTTGACCCGCTGTACCTACTGAAGTTAAATTTGTACCACCCTTACTTATTGGGACTGTGTCTGATAGTGTAGAACCCGCTGCAGTTATTGTTATAGCAGCACTACCATTAAAACTTACACCATTAATATTTCTAGCTGTTTGTAAGGTTGTTGCAGTTGCTGCATTGCCTGTGGTGGATTGATTAAACGTTGGAAAAGTATTTCCTGCACCTGTTAAATCTTTATTAGTTAGTTCTTGAGTTGCCGCTAGTTGGACAATATTAGCATTAGTAATAGAAGCAATTTTTGTAGAAGTTGAGGCATTACCCGATGTATCTGCTGCTGTTTCATCTGTTTGTGTAGTTACAAATGTATGAATTTGATCAGCTGTTGCTAAGCCTGTTCCTGCATCTGCTATTGTTGCCGTTGTTATAGCTAAAGACGGTATTGGACCATTACCATTTGTAATTACCATCTGATCACCCGTAGTAGTTTGAATTGCTGTTATATCTCCTACGGTTGGTGTAATATATTCTAGGGCATTTCCTGCTCCATTCACTGATAATATTTGACCTGAAGTTCCTATAGAAGATAGACCTGTTCCTCCTCTTCCAGTTATTAAGGTAGCAGATAAAGAAGCAGCTGTTCCTGATGTATCTTGATTACCTGTTGAGTTTACACCAGGTAAGCTAATATTTGCAGAACCATTAAATGATACTCCACCAATTGTTCTGGATGTTTGTAAAATTGTAGCGGTTGCAGCATTTCCTGTAGTAGATTGGTTAAAAGTAGGGAAAGTATTACTTGCACCTGTTAAATCCTTATTAGTTAATTCTTGAGCACCAGTTAAAGTTACTACAGTAGAATCAATTGCTACTGAAGGGGAAGGTCCTGAGCTGTCTGTAACAGTAATACCAGTTCCACCTAATACAGAAGTTATATCTCCAACAGTAGATGTAGAATATTCTAATCCATTTCCTGCAGCATTTACTCTTAATACTTGTAAAGCACTACCTAATGAAGTTAAATTGGTACCACCTTTACTTATTGGTACAGTATCAGTTAAGGTTGAACCTGCAGCTGGGACAGTAATAGCTGAAGAGCCATTAAATGGAACTCCATTAATATTTCTAGATGTTGCTAATATTGTTGCGGTATCTGCATTTCCAGTTAAATTACCAATAAATTCTCCTAAAAATCCACTTGCAGTAACATCGCCACTTGCACTTATATTACCTGAGGCAGTTATATTAGATAATATTGCATCACTGCCAGATACAATTACTTTTTTCCAATTTGGCATAATATTATTTTATTGTGGTTGGTTACTCAATATGAGTCCACTTCCCGGGGGCCAACAATTTATGATAAATATCAACCTCTACTTAGAGATTTTACGTCCTTTAGAAAGTTTAGTGTTTTCTTGGGGAGGTCCTTGTTGAAGTTTATTTATATGCATTTCTACTTTATCCTGTAGTGCAACTAATAATCTAGCTTCTTTACCTAATATGGTTACTGTTTCTAATCCTGATCTTAGGACAGATAATTCTGTTAAATTAAACATAACTATTATTAATTTTAATTAGTATATTGATCTTGGAGTTTTATTACTAAATTATAAATAGGTTCTATATCAGCTCCTTTAAAGGTGCTGTTTTTTACCATATTTAATAATACTTCTAATTCTTTTTTAGTAAGTTTATTTGATTCCTGTTTTGGTTTTTGGAGACTAATCCTATCTTTCAATCCCATTTTTATAACTTTTTTAATTTTTGATACTATTGACAATGAATATAATAAAAATTATGAGTAAATCCAAATTTCTTCTAAAGTATTATTAACATAGATATTACCTGATTGTTTTATTATAGTTTCATTTACACCACTTGCACCTGCAGCATTAGGATTTGTTATTGCTGAACCCGAAGTTAATCCCATATAAGCTTGAGGATTAAAGTCTGTAGTTGATTCTGCATCAAATGCTGATTTAATAGCCCATCTACTAGTAGAACCATTGTAACCAAATAATTGACCTACATTTTGTGTATTTTCTGTTTGAATTACAATACCACCTTGATTACCTGAAGTTGAACCTGAGTTGACTAAAATATATCTATCTTCAACTAATAATGTTGTTGAATTTTGAAATGAAGCTGTACCTTGTACTCTTAAATCACCTGGTATTTTTACTTCATCTGTACCTGCTCCAATAGTAATAAGATTAGTACCTTCTATGATTTTAGAATCTACAAATGTACCTGCACTGTCATTCCATTTAACTAATGTTGCATCTGTTAAAGCACTTGCTCCTGCTACTGAAACTGTAGCTGCTGAAGAACCATTGAAACTAAATGAGGTAACACCTGTTCCTTGTGTTAATGCTGCTGTTGTTGTAGCACCTGTTATACCTGTTAAACCTGACCCATCACCTGCAAATGAACCTGTGAATGAACCTGTAAAAGAATGTCCTGTAAACGTACCTAAATTTGGAGCAATTTTAGCTGTTGTAACTGCATCATCTGCAAGTTTACCTGTTGTTACATTTAAATCAGTTATTTTTACTGTTGTTACTGCATCTGTGGCTAACTGGCCTGTACCAATACCTAAATCTGTTACTTTAACTCCTCCTGATCCTACTGTTAATGTAGCACCATCTGCTTCAACAGCAACAGTTCTTGCAGTTCCACCATCATAGCTAAAATCAACAATACCATTTCCGTCAGTTAAAGGTTCTAATGAACCTCCACCTCCACCACCACCATAAGAACCTGTTCTAAAGATGTGACCTGTTGCAGGATCAACCATTAAAGTTCTTAATGATGTGCTACTATTTGTAGGAACAACGGATGCTGTTATGCTTGCGACCTCAATACTACTTCCTGAGACTAAGACTTTTTTCCAATTTGCCATTTTATTTTATTTAATATTTTTGTTATACATATATGTTTTTTTATAATCCTACCCAAAAGTTTGAGCCTGAAAATATTAGTCCTCCTTCTATTGCAGATGGGGTATAAGGTAAATCACCAAATACTGCTACTCCTTTATCATTTATTTTAAATGTTTCTAAGCTAGCACTTTTTATTAAAAAAGAATTTGAATCAGAAGAACCAGTTATTTCTAAACTTCCACTTAATTGAATTAACCCTGTTGATTTTTTAAATATTAGTCTTGGGTCTCCATTAAAACTTCCAGCATCGTTAAATTGTATTTGTGTTGTTAAACCCCCGGGGGTTGCTGTTGATGCAGCATCAAATGTTATACCAGTATCACTTGTTCTTGTTATAGTAACATTTGTACCTCCAGTTAGTTTTACATCGTCAAAAGTAAAAGTGTTGTCAATAAGTCTTAGACTAGGATTTGTTTCACTAATAGTTCCACTTAATGTTATTACAGCAGCACCATTACCACCACTTATTACTATATTGTTATCACCTATTACATATCCAGTACCTGGGTTATTTATTGTAACTGTTAGAACTCCTCCTCCTTCCACTACTGTGTCAACTGTCATACCTGTTCCAGATCCACCTGTAGTTGCTACACCTAAAGCTGAGATGTAATTTTCACCCATAGGTGGAGCATTTACTGTAGCACTAGGAATAGTTCCAATTGCTAAATAATCATAAGTAGATGTATTTAAAGCATGGGATGAGGTTATCGCATATGAAGCTGTTAATTCATTTATTGTATTTGGGGCAGCATTAAAGGATGATGCTGAAATATACCCACTTGAACTTATATTGTTAGATGCTGTTATATTACCTACTATTGTATTACTACCAGTAATTGTAAGTGAACCTGATATGAATGCTGCACCTTCAACTAAGACTGCACCTTTATCTGTGGATTGGGATACCGATAAAGTATACCCGTTAAATAAGTTTTCATTTCCTCGATATCCAATTGCTACTTGTTTATCTAAGGTTGTTTCGTCTTTTACATCTAAATCATCTCCAACTATTACATCATCACGAAAACGTACACTACCTGAAAATCTAGTAGAACCATAAGATGCATTTTTAGTATCAAATGTTATAGACGAACCTGTTACTGTAAGTGAACCTGATATTTGTAAATCGTTTGTTGTAGCATAAAATGAACCTGTTTGGGCAAATATATCACCACTTACCGAACCTGTATTTACTGTTATTGCAAATTGATCACCATCTGCTTTTGTAAATGTTATTACATTTGATGATATTGATGCTGTTGTTAGTGTGTTTGCTATTGATCCAGTTTGTACTATAACAGGAAATGTAGAACCATCTCCTTTAGTAAAGGTTACTGTGTTATCAGCCGCAGATGCAGTTATTAATAAAGAACCTGAGAATGCATTAGGGGATAATGCTGATAAGTCTATTGATTGAGAAGTATTAGGGTAATAATGTAATTTTAAAGTATTACCATCTAATGAACTAGAGTAAAATAATGAAGAAAAATTCCCATCAACTTCAGTAAATGTTAATTCAGATCCCTTTATATTTCTAAGAATAATAGACATACGCTTTTATTATAAATATTATTTAGTTAGTTTTCGTATGTATTCAATCATTATTATTTGGCTCTATTGTATTTCTAGGAATAGGAGGGGTTGTTGATAGACTAGTAACTACTTCATTATTAATATTTACTACTGATTTACTACTGTATTTTGAAATAGATGTCATACTTTTTTGTATATTTTGTGGAATTAAATACCCATATAAATCTAATTGAAATGTAGCTTTTACTGTTCTTTCTCCACCTTGGACTATTTCTACAGGTGTAGCAAAGCTATTAATTATTGCTTTAAATTTAAACCTTTCTGGGTTTCCCCAATATGAATCAGACGCGTATTGAATATTTTCAATCAACGTGTTTAGTTGTTCCACGTAGTACGTTGAAACTACAAAGTCATACGTTATTTTCACGTAATCTGGCATAATAACCGCATAATATTCTTTGAGTGGTGTTCTATTATTTAATAGATTAAAATTACTGTAAGCATCTTTAACACTATATGGTTTTTCAAAAACATGAATGTTGTTTGGGTTATTAGAATCTAATTTAATTGATAAATTCCTTAATTTTTCAAAATTATTTCTTTTAAAGACAATAATAGGCATCATAATTTTACCTTTTAGATCTCTATAAAATCCATCTTTTTGGATTTGTTTCCATCTTTCAGGATTACCATATATAACAGGGACATTTAACCTTGACCCATTCTGTAGTACTGAAGGTTTAATAACATTATCAAAATAATAAAATATAGCTTCATCAATTTCTTTAAAACCTAATGTTAAGGGTTTTGTATTATCTCCTTTATATGATATTTGAGCACCTCTATTTTCATTAAAAGGAACTTCACTATTAGGGTTACCAGTAGGGGAAAAACCAGGTGCGCCTAAAGGAGGAACATATGGAGTTTGTTGTGAAAGACTTAATTGTCTTTGAGTTTTTGGTATTGGTTTTCTTCCTTTTTCTGTCATTATATATATCTTTCTCTAGTAATACCTACTTTATCAGCGGGTACATAATGAGTTTCACAAATAATTGAAATACTACTTCCAAAATTTTCTAATCCTGGATTAAAATTTCCAGGTTCATTAGGGTAATCTGGGTTTTTACCTGTAAAATATTGGTTTGATACTATTGTATCTACTTCATAATATCCTTCTTGGTATAAAATAATATCACCTACTTCAGGGACTAAATTAGCTCCATAATTATGGTCACCTTTATCAAAGTTTTTATTAAAATCTTTTGATGCTTCTAATAAATCATCTCTTAAAAATTTAAACGTAGCTCCCCAACTAAAATCAGTACCTAAATCAGTTTCTGGGTATTGTTGGTCTCGTCTTTCTATTATACAATTTAATAAAACAGGACCCATATAGTATTTTTCTTGTGCGGATTCACCATAAATGTTAACATTTGTTTCTTCTACTTTATATTTGTAGAATGCACATTGTTGAGTAATGATATTACCCATTAATTCCCTATTTATATGCCTAAATAGGCTTATATCTCTTTGTCCACCGTATAATGCCATATTAACCTATGTAAATTACATTAGGAACTTCTTCAAGTTCTATTTTCCTAAAATTTGTTTCTAGTGATCTTCTTTCGAGTAATTTTTCTCTTGAAGTTTCATCTAAGTATGCTCTTAATCTATCTATTAATGCTTGTTTTTCTGTTGTAGCAGCTGTTATTAAATCAGCTTCATTTAATTGAACTTCAGAACCTGGTATTGGTACTGTATCGTATTTACCTCTAATATAACCTAACATTTCTTTACATAATGCTAATGTATACTCAAATATCCAACTTCTACCTACTGAATTTATCTTAGTATATGTTGGGTTAACATAAGGGACTCTACTTATATCATTTATCTTGCCAGGAAGATCTTTAATAGAATTTGCTATTCTTTCTGATTTAAGTAAAAAATCAAAATATAAATTAGGAGCGTATACTGTGCTGTTTGCTGTTGGTATAGGGAATATTCTTAATTTATTATTGTGAATTTCAAATGAAAAATTAGATCTTCTAATCATATCATTTAATTCTATCTGTTGTATTACTTGTAAATCGTAATTTATAGGCATTAATACAAAGTTAATAGCAGGAGAATAATTACCCCACCCAAAACTATCCATTACATTCATAATGCCTGCTCCTGATCCTACATATGGATCAAAAAATTTTATAATAGCAGGATCACCTTCAAAAAATACTTTTTTAATTTCTAAATCACCCTTTAAATATCCATTTTCTACAGCCCAAGCATCTAAATCATATTCTTGTTTACCTGTTTCTAAACGAATTGCTCCTTGTTTCCAATCTACATTACCACCTGTTCCTGCTTCAGTACCATATTGTTCTGATAATTCTATTACTCTAGCTAAACTAGGAGTTACTATTGAATTATTAATATCTATTGTATCATCCGCCCCATCTAGGGATAAATAGTTTTCTCTAATTTTATATGCATATACTTCATTACCGTATACTGTAACTGCTTCTTCAAAAGCAGCAAAAAAGTTTAAATCTTGTAATTCAACATCTACAATAGGATATCCTAGCCTTCTTGCTGAGAAAACTGATACTTTATTTGCATCTGTTTGAAATTCTATGTCTGTATCATAAAAACCAAAAGGTGTATCTCCTGGGTGAAATGAACTAGATCCGGGCCATATTGGAATGTTTGCCATTGTTTTTTTTGTTAAGCGTTTACAATTACGTATTCAACATCTATACTGCTACTCATTGGATAGACTTTTATTGATGTTAAATCTGAAGAAAGTGTACCATTAAATGAACTACCACTTACTTCTGCTCCTGACCACACTAAAGATGTGGTTGGGTTTAATTTTTGTGACCAATATTCATCTCTTGAGCTACTAAATGTAACTGCTAGAGAACTTGAATTATCTAAATTAGTAATTCTTGCATATTGAATACTACTTGATGGAAAAGTACCTGCTCCTGGTACTACACCATTTATGTTAATTAAATCAACTGATGATGTATGTGGAATAGTAACTATTCTTCTATCAACGTTAGTAACATTTTTAATTTCAACTATATTTTCATATAGTGTGCTGATATTTCGAACTACGTGCTCTTCTTTAATTTTAACTTTGAATGTAGTTGGTGTAAGTGTTGATGCCATACTTATTTTTATTATAAATATGCGGAAATTATTACTTCCTTCCCTTAGAGCCGGAAGTTTTTAATTTTATTCCACCTAATATTTTTTCTTCATAATATTCAATTAAATCTTCTACAATAGGATCTCTATGATTTTCAAGTAATTTAATAGATTCTAGTTTTTTTATTTTGCAAGCTGCTTTATATATAAATCTAAATCCAGAATCTGCTTTATTTTTTAAATCAACTTGGTGGTCATCTCCACATATAATCATTTTACTTCTTTTACCTATTCTAGTTATAATCATTTCCATTTGTTCATGAGTAACGTTTTGTGCTTCATCTACTATAATGCATGAATCTACAAATGTTCTACCTCTCATAAATGATACAGGTATAATTTATATTTTTCTTTCTTCAATGAATTTTTCTACTTTAACTTTATCATAAAGTAAAAACATATTTTGGTAGATAGGTTGAACCCAAGGATCCATTTTTTCTCTTAAATCACCAGGTAAAAAACCAATTTCTTCTTTTGATACTGTTGGACGTGTTATTATTACCTTATCATAAATTCTCCTAAATAGACCATCTAACGCTATTTGACATGATAATAACGTTTTACCTGAACCCGCTGATCCAGCAAGTAAAGTAATAGTATTATTTAATATTTTTTCTTTTGCTAGTTTTTGTTCTTCATTTAGTTGAAGTTTAAACTTAATTGGATTTTTAGGAATTCTTTTTTCCTTATAAATCTCATCTGTGTGGGGTTTTGATGCCATATATTTGTAAAAACTGTTTATTGATTATAAATATTTAAGGAAAAAAAAGAGGCGCAAATAGCGCCTCTCTTTATTAAAAATTATACAGTTACTCTTATAGAGTGTTTAATCCACCTATTTGGATTTTTCCGTAAAATTCTGGTCTTACTACTTTCTTAGCATATCTAGTTAATAGACCTTTTCTTGGTGTAAACGTATCTGGATCGTATACCATTGGAGTCATAATTAATGGAATGTATGGAGCAAATACTGCACCAGCTTCCAAGAATTGTCCACCTCTATATCCCATAAGAATTGTATTCTCTGTCATATAAGGGTTTTTGTATACATCATATCTACTGTTCATTTGTCCAGCTTTCTGAACACCAAACGCATACTTCATCTTAGCAGCATCACCATCAGAATTTGAAGCAAATCCTGGGATTGATTCAAGAATAGTTGCTACTTTTGGAGAAATTACCATAAAGTTAGCACCACCTCTTAAAGTTTTCTGGTGAATCTCGTTAGATAGTTTTTGCATTTTAGTTCCTAAAGTTTGGAACCACTGACCTTGAGAGTTATAGAATCCTAAATCAGCTTGTACTACACCTGTTGCAGAAATAGCTTCGTTATTATTAGCACTCCAGTACTCTGTAGTTGGAGCAGCATCTAATAGCATTGCTAAAATTTCTAGATCAATTTCTAATGAAATGTATTCACTCATAATTGATGTTAATTCTGCTTCTGCATCTAGAGAATGGTAAGCATTTAAATCTTGAGCAAACTCAGGAGTCCAAACAGCTTTTAATTTTCTAGTTTTAGCTACGATAGCTTCACTTCTCATTTGTACATTTACTTCTGGGATAGTGATTGGGTTGTTGTTATTGTTTAGGTTGTTATTACCTTCTTCAAAATCACCTCTATCAGCATCAGTTGGTTGTAATGTATATATTAATGAAGCAACACCTGCAGCACCTGCTGGATCAATAGATCCACTAGTAACGATAAAGTCAATAGTTGTAGCAGTTTGTTTAGTAAACTGTGGGAATTGTTGAGCTACTGTTGGACCATTTGAACCTGAAAGGTAAAATCCTTGAATAGCTTCATAATCAGCATTTGCACCTAAAGCTGCTTTTTGTATTGTACATACTTGTACTTGAGTAGCACCTGAACCAGAGATTCTTGTTAAAAAATCACTATCAGCATCTAAATCTGAGTAAAAGTTAGCGGAAGATGTTGCCATGTTTCCAGCTGCTATTACTGAAGATGTGTTGTTGATTGAATAACCAAATCTACCAGCACCATAAAGACCACCTGTATTTGTGTTACCAAATCCTGGAGGAGTTTGACTTGGATCACCGTATAAAGATGAACCATCAGCAAATGGAGTTTTTGTAGTACCATATTGGAAATCTAGGAAAAATACTAGACCAGAAGGTAAGTTCATTGGTTGAACAGAAACAAATTCCTTTGCTGCTATTTGTCCAAATACTTTTCTTACCAATGGTAAAGCTACACCAGCCCATTGTGCTCCTGTTCCAGGAGTAAATGTACCAGCACCAGCGCCACCACCTGTGCTACTTTCTTCCATAACTAATTGCTTAGCTTGGTTTTCTAGGATCATAGACATATTGTTTTTGTTGGTTTCATTTCCGATACCTTCTAACAATCCTGTCTTATCCCACTTGTTTGCTAATCTAGCCGCATCACTTTGTAGCGACTTATAAGGATTAGCACTTTCTAAAAGGGAGTTTAATTGACTCATTTTTTAAGTTTTAATTTTAATTTATAATTTATTTTATACCTGCAAGTTTCTGAAATCTAGAAACCATTTCATTTGATTCAACTATAGGTTGTTTTTTCATAGTTTTAACATTACTCATGCCCTTAGAAGCGGAACCTACGATTCCTTCAGTAACTGAACTCTTATATTTCACTTTCATGTTTTTATCTAGAGTTTCGTATACTAATTTTACTCCTTTGACGTCATTTGCTTTGTCAAACGCTTCTAAAACTTTACCTTTTTGTTTCTCAGTCAATGATTTTGATTTAAAAATCTTGTTTGTGTATAGAAGTTTTGCGTTAAGTAAATTTACTTCGTGTAATTCAGACCTTAAAGTGTTGATAGTATTATAAGCTTCATCTAATTCCATTTCCTCTTTGAAGAGACCTTTCAATTTGTCTTTTAAACCTTGTGATAGTTTTGAAATATCACCTTTAAAAGCCTTCATGAAATCTTCATCGTATTTATTTCCTTTAGTATAGCTTAAATTCATACCTGCACTAGTATTGATTTCGTCAAGATCTTCACTAAGTCCAAGAGCTTTTTTCATTGAAGCTTTTAATTCTGATGATAAATTTTTAATATCACCTTTAATAGCTTTCATGAAATCTTCATCGTACTTATTTTTAGATCCCATTTTGACAGAAGTGCTAATAGGGTTACCTACTGCTTCTTCCATTTTATCTTCGTCTTTCATTTCTTCCGAAATTTCTATTTCGTCTTCAACTTCTACTTCGACTTCTTCGTCTTTTGCTTCAAATTCTGTACCAGCTTCTAATTCACCAGCACTAACCATATCAGCGATAACGTCTTCAATGAATGATTTTAAATCATCATCTGACATATCGTCAAGATTTAATTCATCATCTTCCATATCTTCTTTTTCATCTTCCATACCATCTTCATAGCCTTCTTCTTCGGCATCTGTTCTGGCGTCTTCTGAAACCTCGTTATCAATTTCAGCTAAAATTTCATCTAGATTAACTTCTTCGTCCTCATTTATTTCTCTATCCTTCTCTGTTGCTTTAAGAGCACCAGCTTCAGGTTTGCCATCTTCGTCTTCTCCATGTCTCATGTCTGGATCAGTCATTTCTTCTCTCATTGTGTCGTCTTCTTCATAAGATGAACCACGCATTTCTTTTACGTCGTCTTCATCTACAGAATCCATTTCTTCGAGCTTAGCAGCAAGCATAGATTTAAGTTGGGGAGTGAAAGCTTCTTCTAGAGCAACTTTAGCATTTGCAATTGCTGATTCTTTGACAGCTTTTGCATCGGCGATAGCCTCTTTTAAAAATTCTCTGTTCATTCTTCCTAAATTTATTTTTGTTGGGAAAGTACGTTTATTGTGTTAAACGTAATAGTAATTAAACATTTTGTCTAATACCGTATAGAAACGGCATATTTACGAGTATACGTATATGAAAATTATTTAAAGTCAAAAAAAACCCAGAAATTTCTTCCTAGGTTTTTGTGCTAGCAATTATCTCTTAACTCCTACTTTTTATTTGAAAAAAGTTGAATTAAAATAATTAGGGCTATGACCCCAACAAATCCTCCGTCACCTAGGGCTTTAATAAGCTCCATGACATTGGCTACTACACTGGTACCAAATACTCCTACCCCGAATATTACTTCAGCTAAGATACTTAGTGATACAAAGGATAATAGAATTGTTGTTATCCCGCCTAAAAAACCTGTTATTTTGTTCATTATTTCTTCCATGATTAAAAGTTTAGTTAATAATTGAGTTAATGCAACTATTGTTGAAACAAGTTAAATTTTTTTGTATGTTGTTATTGCTTGAGGAAAACTATAAAACTGATTAGTTTTTTATTTTCTTTTTTTACTATGGGCCGCACTTTTAATTATACGTTCTTCCATTCTAGCTACCTTGATTTTTAGCGCTGTATTTTCCTCTATAAGTATGTTTTGTTTTTCTTCTAGATTTTTTAGTTTAGATCTTAGTTCTTCTATAACTTTTAGAGATAAGTTATCTTCTCGCTTAATTTGATCATTTTTTTGGTCCATCCTCTTTTTGATGATATTCCAAATTTCTTTAATCCCTAAGGCTGATATGAGTGCAATTAATATTGGTTCATCCATAGTTCTATATAATGGGGCAGCTGCCATTTGAGCATAATATTTCCGTTATAATAGAACTTATTTTTTTATAGGGGTTAGTATTAATTTCTTTTCCTTCTTTAATAGTTTTCATGTATGAACCCGGATTTGAAGGGGTTGATACAAAATCCCAACATAATAGTTCAAAATCATCTTGAACTTCCATTAATTCTCCTCTTTGTTCTAATGAACCCATTCCTCGTGATGATACACCACAAGTAACTCCACTATCAATTAAAGCTTTTAATATATTTCCAGATGGTGTAGGTAAAATTTCTATCTTACCCATTACATTATCTCCATCCCACCACATATCTTTTATATTGTGTGAAACATTTTTTAAATTTACAACTTGAGATTCTGGGTGGTCTAATTCTCCCATTGCTCTATTTTGGTCTACTAGTTCTCTGTATTTGTCTATTTCTCTGTCCCATAGATCTTTAGAATAATACCTACCGTTACCATTTTTAATTTCAGCTGTAGCTAAGATACCTTCTACTAAAGGATTACCACTTTCAGACATTTTACCTTCTGATAGCATTCCTTTAACAGGTTTAAACATTTGTGTTTCTATAAGTACTTGCTTCATAATTTCTTATTGTGGTAAATTCATTCCTATTTCTGCATCTCTTGCAGGATTATCTACGTTTAAATCAACTACATCGTCTGAACCTAGATCTTCTTGAACTTCAGTATCCTCTTCCATTACCTCTTTCTTCTTACCACGCATTTTTTCGTAAAGCTTTTCCATTTTAGCTTTTTCTTTCATCAAAATTTTAATTTCTTTTTGGATTTCTTTAATTTTACCTTTATCCATTAATTCAGCAAGATCTTCATCTTCTGATATCATTGAAATTCTTGTTTCTTTTGTTGAAATAATTTCTGCTAATGCTTCAATTTTTGCCTCTAAAGCAACTACTTTTGATTGTTTATCTATTTCAGCAAGTTTAGCTATGTATCCTGGTTTTTTACCTTCAGCTAAGTACCCTGTTCCTACTTCTCCTTTAGGAAAGTCTTTTTTAGTAGCTTCTCCATATCCACCACCTTTACCAGCGTCTTTAACCATTTTACCTTTACCTAATCCTGGGTAGTCTTCTGTGTAGCCAATTCCTTTAACACCAAATTGAGCTTCTTCTACATAGTAAGATGGATTTTTATCTAAGTTTTTAATTACTAAATCAATTAATTCTTGTTTAGTTTTATCTGCATTGGCTTCATCTGTAAGTTCTGTGTAGTACCCTTGACGGAATTGCTCACCTGCTACATTATTAAGAAGTTTATCATCTTTATAATCGTATCCTTTTTTAGGCGCTTGTAATTCTTCAACTTCTTTAGATGTTTTCTTTTCTATTGCTTTAGCTTCTTCTAGAAATTTAGCAAATGCTGTTTCATATCCTTCTTTTTTCCTTTCACTAAGTGGGTTATTTAAAGGTTTTAAATCTACATAATTTTCACTAATAATATGATTACGTTTTAAACTATCAATAGTTTCATTAATGTTAGCTGATGTACGAACAAAATTAGGGAATTGTCTCTTAGCATCTTTTATAAATGAATTATCGTGACCTTTTCCTTCTTTAATTAAATTATATTGTTCTTGTAATGTTTTTCTCTTCATTATGTTGGTTTTAGTAGAGATTTAATATCTCTTAAATAATCAATGACTAAATCAGTTGATTTAACAACTGCATATGATGAAGGATTATCATTGTAATAATCTAAAGTTTCATCTTTTGCGTTGCTTATCATCTTATAAATATCGTTAAGTTCTTTCTCAATTACACTAAATGCTTCTATTCTTTGTTTTTGGAATTTAACTTGTGGGGTATCATCTTCAAATAATTGTTTTACTTCAATACCTGAATTTTTAATTTTTTTAGGAACTAATGAATATTTAAATTGTTTTACATATGCACTATCTTTAACCCCATCACTACTTGCTTTAGGTCCTGGTCCTAATGTAGCCCCAATGTCTTCTTTAATTTCGTTTAATGGTTCTTTATTTTCAATTAATAATTCACCTAAAACTTCAATTTTACCCATAACTTCTTGAAATGCTATTGGGTCAATGTCCATACCATCTTTGGTAGATTCACTTAGTTCTTCTAAAAATCCTTTATATTCTTCAGTAAATTTGTCTTTATTAAAATTACCATCTGATGCTTCTTTATAGTAAGGGGATTTAACCTTAAAATGGTGATACGTTAACATCGAATTACCACCTTTTTCTTTAGCATTTTCTGCTATTTTATCTGCACCTTCACCTCTACCTTCAGCAAATTCTTCCATTTCCTCTAATGAAATGTCTTCTTTTACTTCTTCATAACCCATTTCTTTATATGCTTTAATGTTTGGTTTTTTACCTTTTAATCTAAAAGCATAAGGTGTAGCGTATTGCATTCCTGTACCACCACTAAATGAAGCAGCTCCGGCACCACCACCAGTTGTAGACATTTCTTCTACAGAAAATGTTAATTCTTTCCCTAGTTCATCACTATATTGTTTTTTTAATGCTGATATGTAATTTCTAAATAAAGTAAAATTTTGATTTAGTGTAGCTCTCATATCAATTGTATTGCTGTTTTCAGCATTTAAGCCTTTAGCAGCTTTTAAAATATCTACAAATCTATTATCTAAATCATCTAAAAAATCTCCAAAAGTCATGTTTTTAGCTTCAGTAATAGATTCTTTTAATCTTGATACACGTTCGTATTCTTTTGGATATGTCTTTCTAACGTGTGTTCTGAATGCATTAAATAATTTGGCTATGTCTCTAGCGAATCCGTCTATTACAGTATCACCTTTAGCTTTGCCTTCTTTTTCTAATGTACTTAAAAAATCTTTTGCCTTAGATAGTGATTTATATACAGATGAAAAATCAGCAGCATCTACTATATCCCATTCGATTCTACCTGTTTTATCGTCAATAGCAGAAACCGTAGATTTTTTACCCATTCTAATCGCTGTATCACCTACTTCTATTTCTTTAAGCCTATAATGATGCATGAACTTTGTTTAATTCATTTAAAAGACTGTGGTATTGGAGTAGGTCTACTAAATGGTCGGTTTTTACTTTATCTTTTTTATTTAATTCATTTATTAATTTAGAAACTTCTTCTAATTTAATTTGAATGATTTTATCTTTAGTAACTTTAATCTGTTCTGATATTGTCTTTTTAATATTTTGTACTTCAGTATTATAAAAATCCTTTAATGATGAAGTATTATCTACAGAATTAATAAATTCTTTTAATATTCTTTTTTGTGTTGGAGATAAATCTGAATATTTTTCATTAAACTTTTCTAATAGTATTCTGTAAGTTAAAATACGAACATCCTTATCATATGATTTAAATTCTTCTATAATATCACCCTTAACATTATCTCTTTCTATGGGTGTGCTTGTAAGATGTTCTAAAATAATAACTTTATTATCAACTATTTGGTTAGGATCTGTTGGATTTTCAGTATTGTATACTTCAAATAAAGTATAAAGTGAAGCATATGTTTTATAATCTGATATTTTTGTTTTGAATAAATCTGCTGTATTATAATTTTCCTTAAGTTCTTTAATTAAATTATATTTTTCTTTTCTTAATCTTGTTCTATTAAGTTTTTTAGAAGATTCAATCACAGTATTTAATATAGCATTAGCTTTATTTTCTTTGACATTTTTCCCCTTAAACACCATTTCATATAGTTTATATTCCTTACCTAATTCGGTATTAACAAAATATTTTCTTAATGTGTTTATTGCTGGCGAGTCACCATTGGATAAAGTGTCAGCTGTTATCCTTTTTACTAGTATTTCAAATAATATACCTGTATTTTTGAATTTTGAGTGTTTTATATACATCAATGATTATTTTTTTATAAATATATAAGAATTCCTATTCCTTAATATTAGATTCATCTAAAAATGAAGGTTTATCTTTTTTCCCCTCAAATACTAGGGTTTTTTTGTTAGTAGGAATTGCTTTTAACATATCTTTTTGTTTTAAAAATTCATTATTTTCTAAAGCTAATGGTGATTTTTTAGTAGTATTATAATCATCCTTTGTACCTTTTACTCCTAATCTGTCTTTTCCAAAATTATCATCTTGTGTATTTCTTTTAGATGCTTTTTCATTTGGTCTACCCAATACAGATTTTTCATCATATTTTTCAGGTTCTGGGACATTTCCAGGTTCGTCATACATTCTACCTTTTCCATATAATGAAGCTAAGTCATGTGGTGTGCCATAAGATTTACCTGTTTCTAATGGATCATTACCTTCTGCCTCTATTTGTGCTATTCTAAATTTACGTTTAGCATCTTCTCTAACTAAGTCTCTATATTCATCAAATTTATCTTCACTTAAATGGAATAAATGATCGTAAATAAAGTCTGTTGGAAAAAGATTAGTGTCAGTCATTTGAGTAGCTAGATCCATCTTTTCTTTCATTAATGCTACCCTTTCTTGATCGTAAATAATAGATGGTGTAGTTAATGATAATTCAAAATTAGATAATTGTTCATCTCTATAACCTTGAGTATATAAATGTACTAATGCTATTTTATATAATTCTGATGTTATAATTCTTTGTATACGTTCTATAGTACGAGCAAATCTAATGTCTTGAGCTGCTAATGTAGCTTTACCATCTGTTGTTTCATCATAACCCATAAATGCTTTAGGAACTTTAAGAGCAGCAAATAATTTATCTCTTAAATATTCTACATCTTGAATTCCATCCCATTGTAAACCATTTACATTTTCAATTTTAGTAGATTGATCATTACCTCTTACTGGTATATAAAAATCTTCTAATAGGTTTTGCATGTTGTACTTTAAGTTATATTCACCTGTATTTTGATCTAAATAAGGAGTACGTTTAAGTTTAGTAATTGTTTTTTCCATGAATGCATCTACTTCATTTGGAGGAATAGATCCTACATTCATATAATAAATTCTTTTTTCTGGGGCTCTTACTATTCTATGGATTAACATAGCGTCTTCCATTAAAGTATATTGTTTAAATAATTTACGAGCAGGTTCTATATATGATCTACCATAAGGTAAGAAATTAACATCTGTTAATAATCTAAAATGAGCCATTTCATAATTATCAAAAAATATACCTCTACCACTATCTTGATTAGGTGCATTGTAATAGCCATAATCAGATGCAGCTACACCTTGTGGGTCAAATCTGTATTTTATTTCAGCAGGATTTTCTTTATCTTGACCTTCTAATCTTTCAATATGGAATGCAGTGTAAGGGATAACATTATATACACCAAATTTTTCTGCTATTTCTAATTTTAAGAAAAAATCACCATATTTACACATATTTCTAATCCACATCCATAGATTAAATTCTACATTTAATACATCATAAAATAAATTATATAATATTTTTTGAATATCTTCGTCAGATGATTTAATTGCTATTACTTCACCCATATCATTTTTAAGAGTAGACTCATCGGCTACAATATCTAAAGCAGAAGCTATAATAGCATCTGTATCCATTGCATCATAATCAGAATATAACGAGGGTCTTAAATATTGATAATTAAAGTTAGTTTGTTCACCATATAGCGAAGTAGATGAGTTAGTATAAACTCTATTGAATCTATCTATAAGAGCATTTGTTTCTAAATTCCCTGTTTTTTGTATAGAATTTACATCAAATACTTTAAGTTGATTGCCACCTACATTACGAATCACTACATCTGTAGAGAATAATCTTTTAAGTCTAGGAAATAGTCCTTTATCTGCCATTTTATTATTTATTTATAAATATCATAAGAGCCATTTTATACTCTCATTTTTACCACCTACGTCCATTTTATATGGATTTTCAACACTATTAGTTGAATATCCTCCACTCCAAGTTGTGCTATTAGACTTAACTGCACCTAAAGCGGCTCTAGCTCTGTCTACACTTTCTTGTTGAAATTTTAACGACGTGTCTCGTAGGAACATACCAATCCCAAATGACATAACCAAGTCATCATTGTAACCTCTTTGAGCTTCTGGTCTTCCATTACGCCAAATGAATACTTTCATTTCTTCTAGTAAACGTTTTGAGCGAATAGTTACACTTTTATCGCCAATAAATTCTCTCATTTTATTAATACAAAGAGGTCTTGTTCTCATTGACATTGTAAAACCCGGAGTCATTTCACTATTGCCCTCGTACACTCTAAGATAAGATTGTGCCGTTAGTTGTTCTGATTTAGGAGAATGATATAAGTTTCTATACCCTCTCTCAATTATTGCATCTAGTGTTGCCCACCCTATTGAAGCATTTTCAACTACTAACATTGCATTATTATATTCTGTAGCTAAACCAGTTAAAAAGTATCCAAATTCCTTAGGTGGCATCTGTCCTTTATATTCTGCTACTTGAGTATTAGTTAATACATCCATTACATGGCATGCCGAAAAATCTTTACCATCACCTCTAGCTACATCAGCTGTAATCATATATTCTCTTGAATAATCAGCTGGTTCCCAAATCCATAAATTTTGATCAACACCTCTTCTTTCGGTTGGTTCTGATATAGTGGTTTCTTTAATAAACTCCATCCACTCTCCATAAAATACTACATCACCAGAAGTACTAAAATCACAGTCACATTCTTGTGCTGCCATTCTAGGATCACCTAATAAATCATCTTGTCGGTTTCTCCATTCTTGATCTCTTTCGGGATGTACAAACCATGGTAATTTAATAGGTAAAAAATCATTTTCTTGATTTTCTGCAGCTACCCATGTTTTATGAAACCAATTTCCAGTACCATAAGGAGTACTTAATACTATTGCCCCACCACCAGTAGCTAATGTTTGTTGAGCTGAAGCCCATATTTCACCTATATTATCAATAAAGGCTGCCTCATCTATTATTAGAAGTGATACTGCTTCTGATCTACCTGCATCAGATGCCGCTGAGGTTGCTTTTATTTGAGATCCATTTGCTAACCGTAAAGATAATTTGTTATTTTCAGGTGCTGTAATTTTAAGCCATGAAGGTAAATTTTCAAACATGAATTTTACCTTTGTAACCATGTTACGAGCAGTTTCTTGTTTCGTTGCTATACAAAGTATGTTTTTATCCTTATGAAATAACATTAACCATAAAGAATAACCTGCAGACAAAGTAGATATACCTAATTGTCTAGATTTTAAAATAACAGAATATGGGTTATCATTAAATAAGTTTAATACTCTTTCTTGAAATGGGTATAAATTAAATATAACTCTACCTCTTTGAGGGTGTTGTATAAAACAATATTTTTTCATAAAATGTACAGGATCTGAAGCACATTTTAAATATTCTTGTCTTATTATTTTTTTAATATCGCTCATTTAATTGTTGGGTCTATTAAATCAGTAATAGTAGGTTTTTTAATTTTTGGCATTTTAATTTTCCAATACATTTTACCTGATATAGTAGGTACTAAATTAATGTCTACTACAGTTAAACCAAAACCAATACCATACAATGTTTGTTTTTTAGTTTTTAGTATTAATTCTCCTCCTATATTGTTAAAATTACCACCTGCTAATCCTAATCCAGCCCCAATATATAACTCTCTTTTGTTTACTGCACTTTCTTTTGAAATTATTGTAGTAGGGTAAACTAAAGAATATTTTATTCCTCTTGATATTATTTTATTTTGCGTTATAGTATCATTTATTATAAAGGTAACACTATCTTTTGCTAATGTGTCTGCATACGCGTATGCTTTAAAATAATCTTCTAATATAGATAAAGTATCTATAGGGATAGTATCATGTACTTCTATTGTATCATGAACAGTTCTAATTCTCCATTTTACTTCTGTTCTGTATTCTGGGACATAAGTTTTTAGAGTTTTTACAATAGTATCGTACTTAGTTTCTATCTTTACTACTGTACCTTCTTCTGATGGAGATGTAATTTTAGTTCCTTGGCATTCTCTTAAAAAAAGTATAATAATAAGTAATACAACTATTGTTATAGATTGTATATTTCTAAAGAGATTTTTCAAGTTTCTTTAATTCTTTAGTCTTATCTACCATACTATCAAATAATGACTGCTCAGATTTTGTTCTTTCTTTTCTGTCAATTTTTGATATTTTTAGAAGTTCAGACTTATTTTTTTTAAGATCTTTTTTAATTTTATCAATTGCTTCTTTTGTTTTTAAAGCATCTGCCTTTTCTTTAGCTATTGATTTTTCTTTTTTTAAATCTGCTGCTGTTGGTTCTTCTTCTTCTCTTATATTTAAAAATTTTTCACCTTCTCTTTCTGCAGCTTTATAGTCGTCATCTATAAATTTAACTAATCTATTTAATACTTTTGGATATGGTACTCCATCGTATTCATCATCCATCATCTCCTGGAATAGATCAACTATTTGTTCCATTTTGGATCTAGTTTGGTAGACTTCTTCAAGATTTTCTCCTGCAGCATCTATAGCTGCTTTTAAAGTATTAACTTTTTCTTGATTTGCATCTAAATCGTCGCCTATACCTTCTGTAAGGATACTTTTAATTTCTAACTTTATTGCATCTTTAAGATCAAATTTTTTCATTGTGGGTATATTTTTGTTATACATATTGCAGAGAAAGTGTTTCTTGTATAGTCTTAATACGTTCTTTTGTAGTACCCTTAATTTTAATTAAATTTTTAATTCTATATTGATATCTATCTAAAAACATATTAATAGTAAAATCTATTAATTCTCTATATTTTGAATCTGTTTCCCTTACACCATTATCTTCTATTCCCACCCCTTCAGGTGAAACATAGAATATATAATCATATTCATGTATTAAACTAGCTGATAATTGTGTAAATTTATCTTTTTCTAGATAGTTCATTGAATCCGAACATTGGGCAAATGCCATAACATCTATAATAGTTCTATCTGTTATAATATTATCCTGCATTAACTCAGCTGCTCGTTCTGATAAGAATATTGTTTGACCTTTTAATGTTGAATCTGTATTTAATGGAATACCCATTGACATTAAATGTTTAGAACGCTCTGTTCTAAAGTTATAATCTTTAAATTCTTCTAATTCTTTTAAGGCATTAACAAGTGTAGTTTTGCCTACACTCATTGTACCACAAAATCCTATTTTCATATTAAAATCTTTCAACCCCTTTCATGGCTGGGTTTTTATACCAAGGAAGACCTTCTCTTTCTTTTATAGACTCACTGTATAATTCTTTATCATATTCAAATCCATATAAATAATATCTTGATTTTTTTCTAACTCCATCTGTTGATCTTACTGCTGGGCCTTCCCAATTGTGAATTTTCCAAGAATCTTCTCCTTCAAATCTAATTAAATCATATTCAAGGTCTTCAACCGTAATTGTTTTTGTCTCACAAAAATAACCTTCTTTTCTTTGTCTTGCCATAATAATGTTTTAATGTAATATACGAAAGATTTTTTAAACAAACAAAGCATTTTCAAAAAACTCTGGGTATGGGTCTTTTGTTTCTTCTAATA